AATGAAATTGTAAGATGTTGCTGACCCAATTTGTGTGCCGTTGTAAAATAAACGAACTGTGCTTCCTGAACGACAAACAGCAATATGATGCCAAGTGTTTATTGTGGGAACCTGAGTAGAAGTTACAACAGTATTCCAAGTAGTTGTGCTAGATCCATAAAAATTCAATGTGTTATTGGTTTCGATAATCAAAGCCCAACCTGTTTGATCTCCACCTACTGCTGAACCAATAAGACCCTGATAGCCCACATTGTTCGCATTAAACCGCCACCAACCCTCAATTGTAAAATCACCAGAATATTCAAAGTTGGTCATTTGAGTATTGATTAGACCAAAATCTCCTGTGCCATCTAGCAGCAAAGACGATCCGCCAAACTTACTTTGTGCGGTGCTGATTTTTGCATTATCTTGAGCAGTTACGGTTACTTGTGATAAACTACTATCGGTAATTGTGGTGCTGTTGTTGGCTCCATCGCAATGCAGCAAAAGAGTAACAAAATCGTAATAATCATCACTTGAGGCGGCGAACAGCCCTAAATCCCGCTCAATGTAGTGCTTCAGAGCAGGAATGGTTCCTGCTTTGGTGCGGCGTTGGTCTGTGTTGCCACAGTATCCTGAATTGAGTCTCCATCGCCTCATAACATGAACCATCCTCTCTTGAAGTCCGTGATGTATTGAACTGCTCCTGTGAGTCCGTTAATACTTTGAACACCTGTGTTTTGTATAACCACTGCACCAGTTGTAGGAGAAACTAATATTCCGTTTCCAGAACCCGATACAGAAGATACCGCACCACCACCTCCTCCACCACCACTTCCTCCAGAACCAAGTGATACCCACCGAAATCCATCTACATCTCCATACCAAACATAAAAATTTTCATCACTTGAACCCCAAATTTGTCCAATTTCTGCATTTAAAGGTGGATCGACAGATTGAACCATCTCTGTAGAACCAGTAAATTTCCAATTTAAAGGAGCTTGAAACGGAGTTTTTTGTGTTTCAGCTGTGCATTGATACATCTTTCCCTGATATATCACTACATCACCAATACCATATGTAATTGGCTTTCCAGAAGAATTTTTTAGTTGAAAATATCCTCTAAACATTCAGTAATATTTATACTTGAGCCTTAATTCTTGAGAAGTTATTCTTCTTCTCAAATTGCATCTGTTGGTCAAACTTATCAGTAAGTGCGTCTGCCTTGTGACTGATGATGAATATAGAACATTTGCTTTTCATCTTGTTCAATAACTTCAAGAACGATTCAGTTCCAGTTGAATCCAAGGAAGAATCAAGAATCTCGTCAAATATCAACAGATTGCAATTTAGGCTGTTCTTCATCTTTGCAATCTCTCTCCAAGTCAAGAGAATGGCCAAATCGATACGCTGTTTTTCACCCTCAGAGAAAGAGGAATATGAGAATGCATCTCGGTATCGTGACTTGATTGTTTCCTTGAATTCCTCATCGATGTTGAAGTCAACATAGAGATTAAGTTTTCCGAGGAACTTGTTGACGAGTCCATTGATGATGGGAACATAATGTTTGATAATACGACTCTTAAGCCCCCCATCCTTGAGAATGTCGTACACAACATCATGGTGAATTTGCTTGCTGATGGCGCTCTCCAAAGCCTTGGCATGTTTGTCCTTTTCTGCAATTGCCTCTTCGATTTTTGTATTGATCTCAGATTCACTTGAGGTCTTCTTTATCTTAGCAATTTTTTGATTCAAAGACAAAATTTCATTGTTGAAGCCATTCTTACGGGTAACACCCTGTGCCTGCAAAATATTTAATTCCAAGATCTTTTGATTTAAAGTTTCTACTTCAGCCTTCAAATTTTCAAGTTCTTTGAGTTTTTTGTCACCAACCTGTAAGGATTTCTTACAAGAAGCCAATTTTTCTCTTTTCTCCTCCAAATGCTTTTGTCTGGCCTCTTCTGGCAAAGTTTGACCACAGCAAGTGCACTTTGGATCTGTTTCTAGAGTGTTTATTTGCCCTATAAGCGATTCTTGGAGTTCCAATGCCTTGGAGTGCATTGTGGGAACCCCGGCCATAGAAGCGATCCTAGAACTGTGTTCTTTCTTTAAATTTTCAAGTTCTGTAAGTTCAGTTACCTTATTTTGAATAAAAGTTTCCTCTGACTTTACGGATGCTTTCAGTTCTACAATTTTATCTTCATACTCGGCCATCTCCAAATTTTTGGTGTTGTCGATCTGAGTTTTTAGCTCATTTAAAGACTTTACCTTTTCATGGGCAATCTTTACAAAACTCTCTTCTTCGGATATTTCAGTCTTCAGTTTGGAGAGTTCACCACGAACATAGACATTCATGTCAGCCAAAATGTCAAGATCCAAAAGACCTTCGATGATCTTTCGTCTTTCGTTGGGTGTCAACTGCATGAAAGGAATGAAGTTTGACTTGCCTAGAATTACGACTTGCTTAAATGCTGCGTAATCAAAGCCCAGAATCTGTTCCTCAAAGTGTTCTTGGTAATCCTTTGACTTGGCATGTTGATCAAGCATCTCACCATCTTTGTAGATCTCAAATATTTTTGGACTTAGACCTCTTTTGACGATGTATGTCGATCCTGATCGCTTGAATTCAATCTCCACCATGCAATGGCGATTGTTGACCGAATTCACCAACTGAGGGATATTGATTGGGCGGAATGGCTTTCCGAACAACCCAAAGCACAAGGAATCCAGAAGAGCAAACGATTTTCCGTTTCCGTTTGTCCCCGTCACCAAGGTTGTCTTGTTGTTGTTTAGTTTGATCTCGGAGTAATTGTTTCCGAATGATCCAAAGTTTTTAAACTTTACTGATACAAATTCAATCATTCTTCTTCCTTGGACAATGCATTATTGTAAGCTGCATTTATGATCTCGGCAAGCAAAGGTTTTTGAATTGACTTCTCGTTGATTGTTTCTATTTCTTCGTGCAGGAGTTGGAGTGTGTCTTTGTGAATGTCCACAGCCACCAATTCCGGGTTTGCAGAAACTTCTTCGGCAACCACCAACTCTGCAACGCCAGCCTCATAGAACTTGTCTAGGTATTTCTCAAACAACGCTGGCTTGGTCTTGTTCTTCACGAAGATCTTGACATAACAATCCTTGAACTGGGAATGATCTAGTTTTTCTTTGTTGTCTTCATCATAATCAATCGTATGGAATAACTTTCTGGTATTCTTGACAAATGTAAGAGTACGATCCTGAAAGTCGAAGACATGGAAGCCCTTTTCTTCCCAAACGTCAGAAAAGCCCATTTGGTATTGCGTTCCGAGATAATGAATATTGTCACGGCTAGACTTAATGTGATAATGCCCAGTAAGAACGTACTCAAACTTATCGAAATGTTTGGGGTCATAACCTTGCTCTATGAATACTCCACGAATGCTTTGAAAGCCAAAAAGTTCAAGATGGCCCAGCAAAACCGAACAGGTGTTGTCTGCAAGAAACTTTGCTGCCTGATCTTCATTTTCCGGGTTTATCCACGGGAGTAGTGCGACACAACCGCAGGAAAGATGAACATTGGTCGGCTCTGAATATACTGACCAATTCGAATAATGTCCAGCGAGTTCCTGCAAGGAGTTGATGGAATTTGTATTACGATAATAGGTATCGTGGTTTCCACATATGATGTGGACTTTGATGCCCATCTCAAGTAGTGGGTCAAAAAATTCTTTTTGAACTCTGTGAAGCGTCTTAAAATTGACATATTTTCTCCTGTCAAAAAGATCTCCCAGATGGAAGATAGTCTTGATATTGTGTTCCTTCATATATGAAAACAATTGTTCTGTGAAAAACTCAAGAAAGTAATCAAGAACTATGCACGAATCATTCTTGAACCCAAAGTGGGTGTCGTTTAAAATAACAGCACGCATTATGTATTCCTTAGATGTCGAAGGGATCTGGCTTTGGCTTTCGCTTTTTTCTCTTTGTCTTCTTGGGCTGACACATCTCGTCAAAGCGTTCCATGTCGGAATCAGTTAGACCAAAAAAGTCTCGTCTACCGATGTCCATGCCTGCATAGGTTTCATTGAACCAGTTTTGGAAGTCTTTGTTGTTCTGTTGTTCAGCAAACTTGTATTGCACATACTTTTCCTTTTTTTCCTTGTTGATTATACGAACAAAAGAAAACCAGCATATTTGGGTCAGATAACCAAATGGGCTGGTTGAAAGTTTGGGATCAAAGTTGTCGATGTATGTTATGCAGTTTAACACCGCATCTGATACCATCTCGTCTCTATATGGATAGTTTGCAAAATTTGGTCTATATGACAATCGGCTTGCTATCTTCAATACACACTCACCGATGTAATCTGGTAACTTTGGCTTCTTTCGTCCAGAGTTGTCTGCGTCCTTGCACTTCTTTTTGTATTCAACCAAGGCATCGTAGAGTTGCTGATTATCTACATAATCAGCATCCGATGGCTTGGCTTTTTTCTTTTTGGCTTTTTTCACATGTATACTATAGCATGGTATGGAAAATAATCAAATATATATTACCAATAACAAATACGAGTGAAGTTTTTTATACCTTTTGCAAACAAGAATCGTTATTATAAATTCGTATAATTTCATCCACTCTATTACCAACCATATGTTTACTTGTTATTTTTTTATACAAATTAGTTGAAAGTTTATTTCTATAAACACTGTCATTTAAGAGTTTGTCCATTTTTGCAAGACATTCTTCTTCGGTTGAAAAAAAAGCCATATCTTCATCTTCTGTAAACAATTCGTAAATACCACTTTCAGGAGAGATTCTATTTGTCAATATAGCGTTTCCACAACCACCCGCTTCAAATAATCTTCTTGTAATTTCATCATATCTAGCATATTGATAACAAACAGTTCCTGAATTAAAAAAATCTGTATTATCATAATTCCAAACTTTTTGATTAATAAATTGGTCTTTAAATTTTTCAGATAATTTGTCTACAAATGGCCTGTTGCCGCATGTTGTAACACAAATATTTTTTTTGTTTGAATTTTCTTTTTTATAAAAAATTTTATCATCACACCAATGCGTTAACCAATAAGAAGGAAATCCTTTGCTTTGATAGTGTTTATGACATCTCAAATCAGGTGTTAATAGACCATCCGCAAAAAATATTCTTTTTTGATTATATAAAAAAGTTTGTGGTTCGTCACCTAATTCCAGATAAATCTTTTTATTTGTATTGTTTTTTAATTTTTTTATTTCATAATCAAAAGATTCCGATGGACCACACCAACAAAACAAAATAAAATCAGCGTCATTTATATTTGTGTAAATATTATCAAAAGTTAAATTATTTGGATTTAAATTAGGGACATAAAATACATTATGTCCCTTTTTTTGAAAAGATTTACCAATTCCAACTGGGGTATTCCAAATATCCTTTTCAGGAACAGAATGATATGCTAATAAAATATTCATTTTTATTTTAATAATTTTTTATAATACTTCGGAATAAAGATCAATAATTTGTTGTTTTACTTTGTGGTAAGAATATTTTTCAAAATACTTATTTAATGTATTTTCACTCATTGCAGAATAAATTTCTTTATTGTCTTTAATTAGTTTAAGTTTGTTAGCATATTCTTCAACGTTGTAAGCCATATAACCACACCCTTCTATTTGTTCTAAATGACCCATAGAAACTGTTCCTGGATGAGTGACGATTGGTTTACCATGTGACATGGCTTCTATAATAGCAACTGAGCAAACTTCGCCATCAAGTCTAGAATGTGAATAAACATCAATACCCTCTAAAAAATCATGTATTTCATTTAAATCTGGAGTAAAATTTAAAAAATACACATTTTTTAAATTATTTTCTTTAGCATACTGGCGATGTCTGTCACTCCCACCAAGTAAAACAAAATAAACATTTTCTTTTTGAATGTGTTGATATGCCTGTAATGCAACAGGCGAAAACAGAGCTGGGTCATTTCTTTGATGAAAACCAAAAACAAATGCATCTTCTGGTATGTTTAATCTGCTTCTTAACGTACTTGGTTTTTTTTCTGGGACAAATACTAAATTTGGTATAATAACAGCTTTTTTTATATTCCCACCATTTGAAGCCCATTTGTCGGCTTGCCATTTGGAAATCAATATTGCTTTTTTGATGTTTGGTTTATCCTCACCAGCATCGCTGTGTATTCCATCAATAATAGGAGTATGATTTATTAAATTAAACGGATACTCCGTGTATCCCCCTCTTGCTGTTTGTATTACATCATAATCAGATTCTTTAAACAAATTCCAAAAATTTGTATTATTCCATTCAAAGGGTGATTTGTTTCCAATTTTTGATTCTACAAAAACGGGAATAGATTTAACACCATAAGATTCAACCCATTTTTTTTGTTCTAAAGAATTATCTGGATGCACAAAATTACAATTTAAAAATGGTGCTGCGTTGGTGTAATAGTAATCTACATGATATTTTTTTGATTCTGCTAAAGTAACTGCAATATTTTGCAAAGCTTTTTCTGTACCGCCAGTTGCGAATCCTGCAAATTTAATACAAGCAATTTTTTTCATTTATATTTACCTTAAAGATGATTTAAATAATCCCATTTCCGAACCTTGTTTTACTAAAGATGGTTCCCACCAATATACTTTATGATTGTGTAGATACATTTGATATGCTAATTCATAATCAGAGCAGATATTAAATGGAGTATATGTTTGAACTATTTCATTAGCCGCTTTTTTTGTTATTAAATATGAGTCTGCACATTTAGAAGCCGGATGTGTTTTTAAATACCAGATTTTATCTGGTATAATATTTGTTGGTTTTAAATTTGCACCAGAACCCATAAAAACAACATCAAAATTTTTTGGTGTTTCACTTAAATATTTTTGAAATAATTGTAAAAAATTTGAATCAAATATTACATCATCTTCCAAAACAATTGCATATGGATCAGAAGAGTATGCAATTTTTTGCAAAACTTCATAATGTTTTATAGTTAAAGAAATTTCTGATGTATTTAAAAGTCTTGCCACTGCGTGGCCCCTATTTTGTTCAAACCATAATTTAAATTTGAATAATTGTTTTTCTGGAGATGGATCATAATATTTGTTTATAATTTCTGTAGTAAGTTCGTCACCATCATAATTTTCATAAAATTCATAATTAGAAAATAAATTATTTATTTGATTTGTAATAAATAATTTTCTTTCTTTAAATTTTTTACAATGTAAAATATATGTTTTAATGTCAATCATTTTTTAACTTAAACAAAAAATCATTTCCAGACAATCTTTCAATCACATTATAATTATTGTCATTCATATATGCGGTTATCATGGTAATTCTATTTTCATCTGTTGTTGTTTCTATTAAACAATAGAGTGGAGAAAATTGAATAAAATTTAATCCATTTAATGCAGAAATTTCATATCCCTCTACATCTAAAGAAAGTAAATCTATTTTTTTTACTTTATAAAATTCTAAAATTGATGTTAAGGTTTTGGCTGGTACTGATATAATATTTTCATGGTTTTTTTTATAATTTTTATGATTTTTGTAATTTAAATCACACTCATCACCCTCGTCTAAAACCATACTCATTAAACTATTGGCATAATCATTATGATTAAAATCACCTTCAATAAAAGGGTGATTATAATTTTTGCTAACCAAAGCACAATGTTCAACAATGGAATTTGGTCGATTTATTTTACATAAGTTTGCTTTGTGTGGGTTTGGTTCTATTAAAATACCTTTCCAATTTAATTTTTGTTCAAATAATAAGGTATTAGATTGTGCTACACCATCATTTGCACCAGCTTCAATAAAAAATCCATTTTCATAAAATAAATATTTTAACAATTTATCATCTAATTCGTGTAAAGAATATGTCATTATAAATTTACCTTTTCAGTGAATATAAATGCCCAAAGTCTTTCTAAAAAATGTGCTTCTTCGACTGTATGATAGTCCGGTATAGAGTCTAACAAATTTAAATAAAATTCTTTTGGTCTACTTTGTATATTTTTTTTACTAACACCAAAACAACCTTTCATTGAATATATCATACATACTGGAAGAACTTTAAAATGTTTTAAAATATAATCTTTAAAAGTAATATCAGAAAGTCTAAAATGTTTAGATAAAACTTGATCCTTGTATAAAGGATCTGCTAAAAAATCTATATTTTTATAATAATTACCACAGGTATAGTACACACCATTGGCAGAATATCCTTTTTCTTTTATTTCATTTAGATAACAATTTAAATCTTGATAAACATTGGGACCGAGATCTTTGATGTTTCCTTGTAAAAAAATATTATTTTCAGCTAAAGTATCATAATTATTTACAATATGATAAAGATACGTGTGGGCTTCTCGTCCGATATTAGGAAGATTGATAATTTTATAATCTTGTTTTAAATCATCTTTTCCTTTATTATAAACGACAATATCAAATTGACTTTGCCATTCATTTAGCCAAAATAAATCTTCATTATAACGAGCTATAATTAATTGATTGTTCATTTATATAATTTTTATAACACTGTTAAAAACAAACTTTTGGCTTCTTGATCACAAGATTGCTCATATTTGATATTTCCATCAGGTTTTATTTGTTTTAACAAATTTTCTACATTACTGCAAAAAGTTTTATCATTAATATAAAAATTCATATCATCAATTAATATTGGTGAATTTTTAAATTTATGAACAAGATGTGTTATAGAACTTAATTCTTTTGGTAAATAATTATGCATCAAATCGCCAATGTATGGACCACCTGAGTAATGAGCATCTAACCACAATAAAAATGGCTGATCCACAATTTCTATTATTTGTTTTAAGAATATCTCAGAACTTCCACAGTATAGATAAACATTACTCTGATTTTTAAATTTTTCTTTGCATTTATTATATAAATCGGGATTTAATTCAATACTAAAAATTTTTTCAAATCCTGCTTTAAGTGCTGATTCTATTCCCCCACCATCGGCAGATCCGGTTTCTATAAAAATTTTACAATTATTTTTATAAAGTAATAAATCTTTTCCATTTTTATCTAGTGGCATTGTTTAATATTCTTTCATTTATAAAATTTAAAATTGTTTTTGGTTGAACATTAATAGGTATTTCATTATTATAAAACCATGGTTGAGACATCATTTCACAATATTTTACTTTATTTGTGTTTAGTTCCATAACTTTTTCAATAGTTTCTTCATCATTATTAAAATTATGCCAATTAATGTAAGATTTTGAATTAAAATCTTTGATTACGGCATTCGATCCCCAATAAATTGGAATACAGTTTGCAAACATTCCATGAATAATTTTTTCACTTACATATCCATAATCATCACAGTTTTCCATACTTACATTAAATTTAAAATGTTTTAGATATTCTATTTTCCACCTTTGATCACCTCTTCCAATTATATTCCCATTTACATTATTATATAAACGCCCAGCACAATGAACAAATTGAGTTTGATTTAACTTGGGAACAAATTCTACTCTCCTACCAAATGGTTGAGTGTTAATAAAAGAGCAAAATTCTTTTTTGGTATCCCACAAATATTCTGCATCTTTTGGTTTTAAAAACTCTTCAATCGAATGGAGATAAGACTGATCTCTATCATCTGAATGTGGTACATTAAACCAATTTAAATGCAATACCCACAGTGGTAATCTATAATTTCTACTATCCCCAGTATCTTCATATGTAAAAGAGAAATGACTTTCGTTATAATCTGGTCTATGGATATGTGGTGGCTCTGCCGTATAGTAAATTTTTTTAGTGTGGTTGTTATTATATTTTTTATGTCCCTGTTGTCTAAAATAGTCTACACTATGAAACAAAAGATCGGGTTTATTTTCGGTTATTATTACATCATATTCTTGACTCAATAGATGATAAAAATAATTATCATTTTTAACAAAATTTGGCCAAAAATCTACAAAATCGACAGTTATGGTTTGTTTTTTTATCATAATTCTTTCTCTATATTACCACTAATATGATTTTTATATTTTGTCATTGCTGAAGCAATGACCATGTGCATGTCATAATATTTATACTCGGCTAGTCTACCACCAAATATAATATTTGAATATGTTTTTGTTTTTTCTTTATATTTTTTGTAAATACTATTATTTTTTTCATCATTGATTGGATAATAAGGAGTAGACCCTATTTCATATTTTTTTGGATATTCTTTTGTGATTACTGTTTTTTCTGAATCACATTTTTCAAAATGTTTATGTTCTACAATACGTGTCCAAGGAATGTTGACATCATTATAATTCATAATTGCACATCCCTGATAATTTTTTGTTTCAAGTATTTCTGTTTTAAATTCTAAAGAACGATAATCTAACTTCCCAAATTCATAATTAAAAAATTCATCGATGCAGCCAGTATATACTACGTATTTGGCAATATTATTGTAATAGTTTTTATTTTTTAAATAGTCAACATTTAAAACTACTTCAATATCCTTTAATATATTTTCAAATAATTTTGTATATCCTCCTACCGGAATGCCTTGATAACGATCATTAAAATAATTATTGTCGTAAGTAAATCGTACTGGTAATCTTTTAATTATAAAAGGTGGTAATTCTTTTGGTAATTTTCCCCATTGCTTGGTAGTATAGTCTTTAATTAAAATTTCATATACATCTTTGCCTACTAAAGACAATGCTTGTTCTTCTAAATTCGAAGGAATTCCTTTAAATTTTTGTTCTTCTATTTTTTGTTTAGCTTCTTCTGGAGTTTTTGTATTCCATATTTCATAAAAAGTATTCATATTAAATGGTAGTGAATACAATTTATCTTTACTTTTAGATTTTGGGGAAAGAATAAAATTATTAAATTCTGCAAAACGATTTACAAAATTCCAAATATTTTTGTCATTTGTATGAAAAATATGAGGTCCATAAACATGAACATTTATATTTTCAATAGATTCGGTGTAACAATTCCCAGCAATATGGTTTCTTTTATCTATTACCAAACATTTTTTTCCATCATCTGTTGCTAATCTAGCAAAAACTGAACCAAAAAATCCTGCTCCCACGATTAAATAATCATAAAACATTATATTATTTTCCACACTTGTCCTCCAGCAAAGTGTCTAATAATTGTGTCTTCCTTTTTAGATTTTGTAATATTGTATTTCATTAGAGCTGGACCAATTTTATTTTCTTCTTCGGACAATAACGTAGTATTCCACTCTGGTCCCAAAACTTCAACATTTTTGTGCAATTCTTCTAGAGAATACACCGTATCCTCAGTTTTATTTTGGTGCCAGCCGTAATTTGGCAATTCTAGAAATGAAACCCAACTATGAGGGACTACACCACACAAAGTGTAAAAAGCAGCTTGCTCACGAAACGACATCCAATGAGGATCGTGTTGTTTCTTTAACCATAATTTTTCATCAAGAATATTATAGATTAATTGTTTAGACCAATCATTGATTTTTAATTTATATGAACCCATACAAAATGTATTTCCGTTGTCTATGCATACCGTAAATGATTTATTGCATGGATAGTCTTTATCAAACTTGTCTATTCTCATATCCGCATCTAAATGCAGTAACTCATCTCCATCTTGAAGAGTACCATTGTCAATCATTTCTTTGACAAGTGTAAATTTCCACCAAGTTGGATTATTTCGGAACAAAAGTCCACCAAAACTTACGATATACTCATAACCATGCATATCAGCAAATTTTTTATTTCTGGGAGAAAAATTGTTTTCAAAAAACCTTTGCTTCCAGTCTGAATAATTGGCTATGACAAATAATATTTTTTTCATAATAATCTTTTTGTAATATTTTCAACTAAAGCATCTAAAGTAAAATACTTTGGATACAAATTTTTTCCAATTGTAACCATTTTATGGTATTGATCTTCATTTATATTTTTTAATACATCATCAATGTGATCAATTTTTGATTCATCAATCAATACAGAAAAATCATTCCAATTTAATTCATCAGTCCAAGGTAAGAAGAATTTATCTGTTATAATTACGGGAACACACCCTAATTGAAATGCTTCGTACAATCTAAATGAATTTAGACCATATCCTCTTGGGCAGAGTAAATATTTGCTTTGACTTGCCAAATTAAAAAAAACATCCATTTCTGATTTTTCAACGGTGGGGTTCCACATTTTTATCAGTATTTTGTAATCTGACAAATATTGTAATTTGTGAGCCATTCTTGCTCTTATTGGGTGAGTAAATGAACCAACAAAAGAGGCCAAGTATTGTTTTTTGTTTTCAATAGGTTTTATTGGTATAGGAGAGCAAATAAGTGGGATTGGTTTTATATTTGGTCCGTTTACATTTCCACCCGCAGAAAAACAAATGGTGTCTGGTGGAAGAATATGCCGTGGAGCATCATCGTGCTGGCAGACAGTGAAATACTTCTTACTTGGATCCAAACTATTTAAAAATGATTGGATTTGTTGATCTTGGTTTTGACAGTATAGAGTTGTCCAACTGATACCAATGTAGTCTCTAGTTAACGTTAATTTTTTTTCAACAAATTTATTGTAAAAATAGTCTTCCAAATAATCCCCCACATGATACGGAGGATAAGTTGGATATGTTGGAATTGGTCTTAAATCTTCTCTAGAATAAATCACAGATACCAAGCTCCAATGTCTTTCAATCTATTTATCTTGTTTTCTAAACCCAAGATGTAATTACAATGCAAAATAATTGCCGTATTTTTATCAGATCCTTTGTGATCGTAAAAATAACTTCCATTCGGAAACAAATTTAAATCAAAAAACTTGATTTGATTTTGTATAGAATTGGATCTTAAATAACTGTTGCAAATTAGTTGATCATCTTCTGTATTTTGCGATCCTAGATCGTTTACAATTTTTTCACTCAAATTATTGTTTGGAAAATACATAAATCCAGTACATGCACATGCAACTGGATAATCAACTTGAAAAGTTGGTACCAAACAATTTTTTAATTCATCTAGAGGATTTTTAAAAAATACAACATCAGTATCTAACCAAACTAGGTTTTTATATTTTGTATATTGATTTTTTATAATAGACCATTTATTTTTTACTAAATGTCTAAATTTAGAATTAATATCCCAACTCCATTCATGATATTTTTCTTCAGGTGAATCTAAATACAAATCAATATCAATTCCTTTATTGGAATAATAATCATAAATTGGTTTGTCAAACGCAATAATTTTAAATTCACCTTTTGATATACCAACATTAGATGCAGACAACAACATGTTGTCACATATGTCTTTACATCCACTATTCAAGTATGTCAAATATTTTATCATGCAAACAATTCTTTCATGTGTTTGTCAAAAATTGACTTGTCTTTTTGATACATTTCAGAATTTTCATTTCTTGCATGAAGATCATCCCATGGTTCTGGAGACCAATCATGTTTGATGATACAAGTATCGGATGTTGCAAACTTATTCATTTTTTTCAAAACAATTGTTTGTTCATTGTCGGCATACACAGAAGTGTATTCTGGATGATAAATGTATCCAAATTCTTTGTATAGGGGCCAGCCCATTACACACAATGTCATCAGATCATCATTTCTCAATCCATCATGGAACTTTATTGCACCATCAAATGTTGGAAACACTTGTCTAAAACAATCAAAAATTATGTCATCATAGTTTTTTAACTGTGGTATCATGTCATCAGATGCCAAAAGCAACACATCGGCCTCCTCATTTTCTAAATCAGCATTGACTGCTTCAATTTTAGATTTAGAATAACCATAGTTGTATTTAATTTTTACAGGCAATGAATTCAACCATTCTTTAATTTCTGGCGTATTCATTGTGGAATCATCATGATCCATTGTTATTACAAATTTTACATCATGTTTGCCAGAAAGCCCATCGATGTATCTTTGTAACACTTTTTTAAATTTTTCAGGTCTATTACGGGTTGGAAATTTGATTAATAGTTTTGCCATAAGTACTCACAATAATATAAAACATACTAAAGAAATGTCAAATATATTTATTTGACTTTATCTAAAGATACTCTATAGTTCTCTTAAAAAGAACTTTAAAGAAGAATACTAAAGAAGAATACTAAAGATGAATCTAGAAGAACTAAAGAACTCTATAACTAAAGACTCTCAAATAGACTCTACAGAACTAGGTATAGAGTCTCTTAAGATACCTCAAATACACTCCAAGTATCTTAATCAACTTACGGATCTTAAATTACTTTTGACAAAGTACCAGCATGACTTTGCTATTTTGCGTTTGCGTAAATGGAAAATTTATACTGGCAAGGCTTCTGAAGAAGAACTTGCAGATTGGAAAGAAGATCCGTTTGAACTTGATATTCTGAAGACAGATGTTGATAAGTTCATGGATGCAGATCCAAAACTTATTGAACTAAAGTCTAAAATTTCTGTCACAGAGATCAAAATTAAAATGGTTGAAGAATTTTTGAAAGCACTCAACAATAGAAATTTTGCCATCAAATCTGCCATTGAGTGGAACAAAATGATGAATGGCATAGTCTAAATATTATGTGGATATTGAAGTTGAATCTATTGATGAAGTTCGGTATTATGTAAAAACCGACAAAGGCATAAAACAAGAGTTGCGGGACTATTTTTCATTCATGGTCCCAGGTGCTCAATATATGCCTTTATACAAAAAAAGAATATGGGATGGCAAAATAAGATTATTCGACATTCTTTCTTCCACCCTTCCACGTGGATTAAAAACATATCTAGAAAAGTTTTGCCAAGATAGACAATACCAACTAAATATAAAAGAGACAAAGAATCCTCTATGCATAACGGAGGACAAACTTTTACAGTTCTACGATTCATTGCAGGTTTCAGTAAAGAAGCAGGCAGTGAAAATGCATTCTCATCAACAGCAGGCCATACTGCATGCTTTGAATCAACACAGATGCGTGCTGATTTCTCCTACTGGTTCGGGCAAAAGTTTGATCATATACGTCTTGGTCCGGTTTCTTCAATCCGTATTAAAGTCAGATCGGAAAATACTCATATTGGTTCCCACGGTTGGTCTGGTGAATCAAATGGAATCAGACTTCTTTGACTATTCAAAGAACGATAAATCTTGGTCTTGTAAAAAATATATTCAAAAAATAATGGCTGGTGAAGAAAAAGAATTACATAAACAACTTGTAATATCTACTTGGCAATCAATTTACAAACTACCTAAGTCTTGGTTCGATCAATTCGATGCTGTATTCTTCGATGAGTGTCATCAAGCAAAAGCCGAATCAATAAACTTCATCGGTCAAAAACTTTCAAAAGCTTGGTTTCGAATTGGTACAACTGGAACACTAGATCAAGCTCAAGCCCATAGACTAAGCATTGAAGGTATTCTTGGTCCTGCAATTCAGTTTATTCAAACTAAAGGATTGATGAATAAGGGTTTGCTTGCAAAACTCGGGATAGATTGCATAATTCTTAAATATAATGATGAGGAGAAGCAATTCATCAAGAAACAAAAATACATTGATGAATTGAAATGGATCGTAACGAATGAAAAGCGAAACGAATTCATCAAAGAACTCGCCCTCCGCACCAAGGGGAATACCCTTGTCCTCTTTAATTACGTCGAAGACCACGGTAAACCACTCGCAGCTCTCTTGGAAGCAGCGGGAACGGATCGCAAAATATATCTCATACACGGAAAAACAGAAGCAGATTCAAGAGAATACATCCGTAAAGTCATCGACAAAGAATCAAACGCCATTCTGGTGGCCAGTTTTGGTACGACTAGCACTGGCATCAACATTGTCAATCTTGACAATATTATTTTTGCTTCACCTACTAAATCGATTATAAGATTGCTTCAAAGCATTGGCCGTGGTCTTAGAGTGTCAGAGAAGAAGAAAACACTCAAAGTATATGACATTGTTGACGATCTTTGCTGGAAGTCACACAAGAACCATATCTACAGACACTTTGAAGAGCGTGTAAAGATTTACAAGAAAGAAAAGTTTGATTACAGCGTCCATTCAATGACCTTCACAGACCTTGGAAAAAATAAATAAGAGTAGGAGGACATCCTATGTCCGATTCACTTCCTGAAAATCCTCTTTCAGGCACACTTAGAGTTGTTAGGTTGCTTACGGGAGAGGAATTAATTGGTCTGGTCAAGGATGTGTCCCAACACGAAATTAGTTTGAGAATGCCTGCCTTGATGGAGAACTATGCAACTAAGACTCCTGAAGGCGATATCATGGAATTCGTCAAACTTGTCAATTATCTTTACAACATTAAAGGGTTTGAAATTTTGGTTCCTCGTAATTCAATTGTCTATATGGGAACACCAACAGATGAACTGACATCAATGTATGAGGCATACTTGATTTTGATTCAAGACAACCCAAAATCAGCCATTGCACCCAATAATGTTTATAGTACAGGAAACCAACAAGGTTTAGAACTTTTAAACGAGCTTTTCAACAATGATGATTTTGTTGGTTTCATCAATGATTTGATGGAAAATTTTGAGGCTGCTGGAGTGGATCTTGGAGATGATGATGCAGAAGAGGAAGCTGACGTAGAATCGTTTATAAGCCCCGAGGAGGAAGAAACGCCCCCGAAGCCACCCAAGCGAAAGAAACGCCGTAAAACGAAACCAGAGACCAATAAACTGCCTTATAAACCGGAGAGCCCACCAGAGGATCCGGAAAGTTGGTCAGATAACCCTAATGACTATCTTTAACGGTCTTGTTTCAAGTTTGATGGGACGGCATCTTCCCCATCAACCCACATGTCATAATATGAATATTTGAAACTGCATGTGGCTTTTTGAATTACGGCATCACTACTATCGGCTTGGAATACCAATCCATTCAATTTTACTGGTATGATGTAGTGAAAGGTTGTTTGCAAAATTGAGCAATTATTGGATGGATCAAAAAGATACAAGTTTGCTGAGTGATGCCAATCTTGATACATCAAATTGTGATCGATATCATTTTGAATATTTGTGATATTTCGAATCCAAGAATACAAATTTTTCCAGTTTGTCAGATCAGAATCTACGATGAATTCAACATTCAATAATTCAAAATTTGCACTCATTGTTGGAACAGGGATGGTCACACCAAGAACTGTGGGTTGATTTTGATCTGGGACGGCGATTCCAGGCAAATTTGCACGCTGACACATGAGTTCCATCTGTTTGGTTCCACGACCAAAGATCAGACGAAAGTAACTGTTGTAGAGTGGATTGATGTTTGATGAACAAATGCTCATAGAAATATTTATGGTAAAACAAAAACCTCCCGATTTCTCGGGAGGTTTTCGAAGGTTTGGTTAACTGAATAATCAGTTGATGGCGTTGCCGTGTAGATTCTTGACTTGAGTAATACGGTAGTATTGGTTCAAGCCTCTGGTCAAGTTTTCACCGTCTGGTACATTGCTGCTATTAAGAACGAATGGGTTAGCAACAACTCCGTAACGGGTCTTGAATGCAATGCGTGGTTGGAAAGTGTTGGGATCTACTGCACGGACCATTTGTAGCGGTACGTATGGGCAGTAGAAGAGACCAGCATCATAGGGAGACTCGCCCTTATAACCAGCAACGAAGAAGTTCAATCCAACTGGGCTATAGGGGTCGATGTATACACGGATCTTGCCAGAGAGGAGACCAGCAAAAGTGTTTTGGGTATCATCAGCATTGATCTGAGGAGCGATTGCTGGGCTGAGGCTCATGAAGCCAGACATGGCTAGAGCAGCAGCGGTATCGCTGTCACAGATGATGAAGTTACCTTTGCCACGACGGGTTTCCTTGGCGATGGTGTTGCATTCACGTTCGATTTGGAAGCTGAGGCCACGGAAGCGTTCAGCAGACCAACGACCGTCTGAGTCAACATCAAGGTCATAGATACCGGGAACCTGCAAATCAGATTGTTGAGAACCGTCTTTTGCAACGTAGTAGATGCTGCGAATGACTTCGCGGTTGATCTCAGCAAGAATTTCGGTGCTGAGAAGATTGGCGAGTTCAGCTTCAGCGTCAAGACCGTGAACAGCCTTAAGGTCTTGTGCCAATTCGACTGTGTAGTTGCTAGCAAGAGCGCGGGTCTTGGCTTGTACAGCAACACGGTCAATTGAGAAGGCCATTTGGTTCCAGTTAGCATATGCATTGCTGCTATTGGGTTGATAGAAACCAGATGCACCAACAACTTGATTGCTGCCAATTGCTTCACCTTTATCTGTCAAAATACCACGAAGATTGTTTAAGGTATTTAAGCCACGATATGCAGCTGAAAATCCAGTTGCACAGTTGCCGTTAAAATTCCAACCAGCGGATAGACCATTATATCCAGCGGGTAATGTCCAGCCACAACCACCGAATTGTGCGGCTGGTTCTTGGAACATGGCTTCAACTGCTGAAGAGTATTGAGAAGCTTTGTTGCCACTAAGTTGATATTGAGCACGCATTGCAAAGATGAGGCCAGTTGGGGCGGTCATTGGTTGAACGCCGCAGATGTCATAGGCCATCAAGTTTGGCATGGCACGACGAACCAACGAAATGAGTACGGGATCATAACCAGCAACATTTGGTGTGTTGGTAAATGATTGAGGCATACCCAAGTTGTTGGAGCTCATGTCTTCGGTCAAGTGTTGTGAACGAAGAGCCTGCTCTTGGTTTTCTAGAAGGACGGCAGTGACTTTCTTGCGATAGTCATCTTGAATCTTGGGGAGTGCATCGTGGCCGAGCACGGGATCCCATTTTTCTGTTAAAACGTCATATGGTGTATTTTCTGCGAATTGCATTTTAGTGTTTTCTCCTGTGAGTGTAAATATTTAGTATTAGTGAAATTTAGACCTTTTTATTGAGTCTACCCAACGCACCGACGTATCCTTCTACAAGGGTAGTCGGGGCATTTTTTACTGGTGCAAATGTTTGCTCAGGTTCAATGGATTGAACTGGAGAGCGACTTGCGGTGTTTAGATAATTGTCCTTGATGGCTGTGAGTTTGTCGCGGTATTCATCAACTGAACCGAAAGAAACATTTTCCATTAGGTTTTGAAGTTTGGCGATTTGAGTGTCTGCAAGGTCTCTTGTCTCAGCGACAAAGATTCCAGCACATTCAGTCAATTCGACTTGCTTCTTTAGTTCGATGCTGATATTTACGGCCTCGTTGAGTTTTTCTTCCAACTCACGGTTTTGTCCGTAAAGTTCATCAAGAACATTGTACTTCTCATTGGGAACGTCGATGTAGTGGTTCTCAAAGAGATTCTTTAGACCACTGATGAAGTTCTCGGCAATTTGAGTCTTGATGCCTTGCTCAACGGCGACAGCGTTCTCTGTCATCCATTCTTCGACTACGTAGTCAAGATAGTCATCTACCTTCTCTACGAGTGATTCGGTGACGTTTTCAAGGTACTCCTTGACGTTGCCGTCAACACCTTGAACGATGTGGGCAACTGACTTCTCAACGCGGTCGTTGACTGCCGCTTCGAAGATTGCCTCTAGTTTGCTGACGAGTTCTTCTGAAGCGACTTCTTCACCGAGCAATGAAGAAAGAGCAGCGCGGAATTGTGCGCGGGCTTCTGCAATCATTTCTTGATCTTCGACGCTTTCTTCGACTTCGGTTGGTTCTTCTTCTTCGGTTTCCTCGGTCTCCTCTTCCTCTCCGGAAGATTGAGCAGGAGCAGCCATTGCTGGAGCAGCCTTACCCATCATGCCCATTGAGTTGGGTACGATTGGAGCAGGAACGCCGGGAACAGCAACGGCACCAGTTGCAACTGGAGGAGCGGTCATTGAGCCCTTTCCTGTTCCATCGACGGAACCTCTGCCGGTTGCATCGTAATCGCCTAGACCCATGGCTTGCATGGCGGCTTCTGAGATAGTTTGTTTCTTATTTGTCATATTAAAAGGATCCTTAAGTGTAAAATTATTTATACTCTAAAAATATTCAATGTTATGTGATATTCAATTTTTTTGCTCTTTGTTGAAGTTCGGTAGTTCTAATTTTTTTACCTAATTCTTCAGTTTCGATGTCTTCTTTACTTCTTCTATCGATTTTTTTCTTTCCAGGTATTACAAATGGAGTCCAAGGAGATCCTGCCCCCTGTGCAGCCAATTTCATTTGACTATGACCAATATTTGCTACTTGAGCATCAAACCAAGATTTTCCTGTCAAATCTTCAATTTGACCACCTAATTGTTGGGCCATAGAACCTAATTTTCCACCCATTTTTCCACCAGCCATTTTTCCAAGCCAACTTGCCAACACACCACCACCATATGCCAAAGGACCATAAAGAATCGCGTCTTCACTATCACCAAATAGTATTTTAGACATATTTTTTGGTGATAATCCTTTTTCTTGATTATATTGGTTTTGTTTAACTTTTCTATATCCGGTTCCACCACCAATTCCAAAATTAGAAGTTGGATTTTTAGAACTGATTCCATCAGTTTTTAAATTTCCAAAACTAGTCATTTGATCAATATATTCATCATCTTCCTTAAATTTTTCTGGATAAGGAATAGTTTTTTCATGAATATATTTTTGGCGGTATTCCCGAATGTTCTCAAAAAGACATTCATCTTTGTTGCTTTGAATTTTTGATTCAAGCAACTCAGTCATGTAATTTTTGGTATCGTCGGGAACTCGGATGATCATGACAATTTCTTGAAATAGTTATTGAAGACCTTTACAATGTTTTCTTGTAGATCTCTTTTGGAAGAATTTTTGATGAGTTTGACGGATTGCTCACGATCTCTTTCAGTCCACATTCCGTTTTCAAAGACCCATTCCTTGCCTTCCATGATTCCATTGACGAAAGCATTTGGAGCCGAAGGATCTGCAACAATGTCGATTGCGGCAAGCATGAAGTCTTCTTGAACTTCTTGGTAGCCATTCTTGGGACGAAGCGAACCCATTCCACGGGTGGAAACACCGAGTTGAGCACCTTCATCAATCAAGTTTTTGACGATTCTTCCCATTGGAGTGTCAAGGACTTTTGCCTTTCCGTAGACATTCTTGCCGTCTTCGTGGAGGGTCTTGATCATGTGTGAAACCCTATCAAGATTGACTGTTGGGCCTGTGGGGTGATTTAATTCTCCCATTGCACGGCCCTTTTCAACATACTCGGTAATATAACGACCACATTCCTTTTTGAGTATGCCGCTTGGATAGACTCTGCCGTTGCGATTCTTTACATCAGATTGCATGAAAACACCTTCGATGAAATATGTCTTTTCACCGTTTCCGATGTTCTCCTTGATGTACTTGATATCTTCAGTTAGTTCCGTTATCAGTTTCATTGTTTGTTCCTAGGATGTTTTTGGCAACGGTCTTGTATTGCTCTTCAAGTTTGCTGCCGATCTTTGCATAGAGAACCTTTGACGTATTCTCCTTGAAAGATACCGCATTTTCTTGAATGGCGTTTTTTACTAACTCTCTGATTTCATTTTTCATAGTAAGTTCCTGGTTTGTTTGGCGAATTCAATGTGTTGTCTTACAGACGCAGTGTTTTCAAAAATTTCCTTGGTCATTCGCTTTCTATTTTCTGGATTCAATGACTCAAACAAACTTTTGATCAATTCCTTTTCATTTTCAGTAATATTTATAAGAGATTGATCTTTTAAAATTATTTTTCCGGGTTCAAAATTTTCCATAAAATGCAAAAAACCATTTAACTCCGGTGTTGAATCTGTTGTTTCTGTTTTTTCAAAAAGACGATTGGATACCTCTTCACGCACCGAAGCAATAGAATCATTCAACTTGACTGCCAAAGCCTGTTCGATGTTTTGCTTGAAATACTCTTCATTCTCAGAAATCATTTCCTTGATGCCATTTTTGAGAAGCGTTCTTGCGATATTCATGTTTATCCTTCTGCTGGCGGTTCTTCTTGCGCCATCTGTGCTTGTTGTTGAGCCATCATTGCCAATTGTTCTTGTTGCATTCGTTGACGATCAATTTCCATGGCTTTGTCCATGACTCTAATTTCTTCTTCTGTTTGACGAAGAATGTTCTTGCGAATGTATTCGGACGAGAAATACTTTCCGACATATGGATCGACAAACGAAATCATCTTCAGTCTTTCGGCCAAAATTTCGGCTTCCTTGAGATCCCAGAAGTAGTTGTCTGTGTTGAAGACATAATTGACATCCCCCTTCAGTTCACGCCAATCGTCATCGGTAATGACACCCTTTAGGAGCAATTGAACACGAAGCATGTCAGAGAATAATTTTGTAAAGTGATGACGAATTCTGTCGATGAATTTATAAAACTTTACTTCTTCTCTGGTGATCTCAACGGATCTGCCCATGTTAAATCCTGTGGATTCAGAGGTCAAACGGCTGATCGGAACATTCAGGGAGTTGTATAGTTTCTTCTTGAAGTAATCAACGTCTTCGATCTGGGACATGGCTTGACCACCGGGAAGAGTCGAAATTTCGGTCCCTCTTGAACCTTCGCGGCGGGGAAGCCAGTAATCCTCAAGCACGGACAGATGGTTTCTTTCATCACGAACTTCTCCGGTTGCTTGATTGTAGATGACACGATTGCGGAAGCGACTCATCATGTCGCGCATGTACTGCTCGGCCTTTTGCTTTGGCAACTGTCCTACGTCAACGTAGAACACTCTGCGTTCTGGTGCGCGGGCAATGCGGTAAACTAGAAGAGCATCTTCTAGTTGTCTCAACATGTTCAGGGGACGAATGGCTTTGTGAAGATAACCAAGAACACGCTTTGTGTTGAGATCCACGATACCGGAAGGAACATAGACGATGCTGTCCAAGGAAAGTTGAAGACCACCGGGGCCAGTCAACATGTAGGATTCTTTGTCAGTATTTGTGTAAAGATAATATTCTTCGATGTCCTTGATCAAGGAAATGGACTGTCCTTCGACTCGTTCCATCTCTTTCTTTACCTTGCGAATCTTCTTGATTTTCAAAGGATCAACTGGAATAATTTCCTTGATTCCGTCTGTTGGTCTTTCCTTGTCGATTACCAAGTTGTAATAAATCTTTGAGTCGATGTACCAACGACGAAAGATTTCATATGATTTGTTGTTGAAGTCCAATAAATGAAGAATTCTGTCAAATTCTCTGTAAATTTTATTCTTGATTACATCCGATACAGGAAGATTTGCCAAATCAAGTTTGACGGGTCTTCTGTCCGTACCCAAAACAATTGATGCATTGATGATTTCATCGATTGCATTGTCAACTTCCGGATAGATCGACATGTTTCTGTATTGAACAACAGATGCACTTTCATCGCGCATCGATGCTGCATAATCCAGCGCTGTTCCAAAGAATCCACCAGCCTCTACGGTTACGGTACCATCATAAATTTCTGGAGCAGTGAAAGATTGAAGAGTTTTTTCTTCTCTCTCCTGCTTTGGGGTTCTTTTTTTGCCGAATTCAAATCCAAATAATTCTAATTCCATGATTTATCACCTATTTGTTATTCTCTGGCCGTAACTCTGAATTTCCATCTGATCAAATACAATCATTACTTGGAATGATGCAAATGAATTGGGGGCACTCATATTTAGGCTCAATTGGCCAACCTGTGTTGGCCAACAGCCATATAGAATAAAAGTCTTCAGCACATTTTCATCATTCATGTCCAAATGATTTACGGTCCAGTTATTGGCCTTGTAGGTTGATGATTGATTAATCAATGAAGATACGTTTGTTTCATTGTTGTTTATTTTGTTTTGCCAAGTTTGAAATGCATGCCAAAGATTTTTGTCACCAGTATCGTCAAGAACAGTAAAAACCCAAGTGGCATATTGCTTTTCACCGGGATAATGAAATTTTCTACCAAAAAAGTCATATGTAAGCGTAGTTGACATGACTTGGGGAAGAATGGTTGCTCTGACGTGATATGGGGTGAATGTGCGGTTTGCAAATGGAATATTACCAGTTATTAAAAATCTGTTTGATCTGGTTCCACCAAAGAAGTTTGTCTTGAATTCATTTAACATATGTTACATTCCTTGAATTTTGATGTTGTCATATGTCAATGTGACGGAAAAGGAAACGAATTCTTGTTGACCCATATCCAAACTAATTTCACCTACAACGCTTGGCCAACATTTGTACAGCCAAATTCTTCTCAAAACTTGATTGTTGTTTACGTCCAAATGGTCTATCTGCCAAGTGGTTTGTAGATTTCGGTAAGAATAATCATTTTGATGAACTTCGTGGGTCCAGTGTCCGTCTAATCGTTCTTTCCAAGTTTGAAAGGCACGCCAAAGGTTTTGAGAATTTCCATCATCATAGACCCCGATGATCCACGGACTGTATTGACGATCACCAGCAAAATTGACAATTCTTCCTCGGTATGGAACACTGATTGTGTTCACCGTGACAGAAGGCAACGAAGCCGAAACAATCTTGAAACGAGCATCTGTTAGTGGTGGTGCGATTCCAGCAGGCCACTGAGGTAAAACAGTGAAACGGTTGGGTCTTGTCCCACCATTAAAGTTTGTTTTGAAATCTGAAATCGTATTTGCCATTATTGTGTGTAACTGAATTCAAGCAAGAAGGATTCTGTGCCGATAATCGGTTTAGCAACAACATCAATATTAAGTGTGCTGGAATTGTCTTCGTTATTAGTTCCGTTACACACGATTTCAGTCTTAGTTGTATCCAGATAGGGATTGAATGGATCGATCGCCGTTTGAATTTCACTTGTAACTTGATCTCTTGTAGTTGCATTGTTGATGTTAAATACATACTTGAAGGCAACATTGTTGATTGCTTGCATTATTGCAAGTTTCAACTTTGCTGGACCGATTCTATCATCAACTGTTATGATTCCATTGGCGGCAGCAGTGGCACCAACCAAGTCTGCGCCCAAAAATTTTTCATTTGCATTGACAAAGAAATTGACTTTGTTTGATCTGAGGTTGTTCTTGAGAGGGTTAGACCAATTGATTGGATTGATGACATCTCCGTTCAATACAGTCGAACGATCCAAGCCAGCAACAGTCAAATACAATTCATTTCTGTTTTTGGATCTAGCAAAAAACCCTGCAACATCGGATGTTGAAGGTAAGGTATAAGTAATGTTTGAATTGGCTTGCAACAAAGGAACGTCTATGGTTCTGGTGGTCAAACCCAAAACACTAAAGTATTTAATGCCTTGAGTCATTCCATTTGCAAGTGATCCAATGGTTGCAGCAAAATTTGTCATTGTGTATCCAGCACCACTAACACCAGTTGCATCAGGACGAGATGGGAAGATGCCTGTAATATATTCTTGAGTTGTAACCCAAGAAACCATGTTAGAATCTATGATTGGGTCGATTGCAACATCAAACGAAGAAGTGGGATTATCTTGAAGATATTTGTTCAACCCAGCGACCTGTCCTGCTAGGACCAAAGTACCACCGTATGCCAAATAACTTATGGCATTCAAGAATTGATTTCCAATTTCTGTTGGTGTGACTGTGGTTGAATCGAATGTTTTAAAAAACGACCAAGTTCCACCGGATAAATTTGGGTAGATCAGGGCATTCGTTACACCACTCAATCGATTCAAATCTTGAACCAAATCTGAAGGATTTGTATACGCAACAAAGGTATCGGTTGTGAGACCCTTCGTGGGTGTAAAGGCGGTTCTTGCATAAATTAACCAACCAAACAAACCACCCGGATCAAAACACACACCATCTGCGCCGAATTGAGGTGCGCTGTAGCCCGTTCCAGTACGCATTGCCCCAACAAATGGAACTGAAATTATTTCTCTGTTATATTGGTTTGAGCTAATAAATGAACTGAGTGATGGCATGATGTCCCTTTTTATCTAAAATATTTAGAATTTCATGTGGGATACCAAACCACTCCTCCCTGAGAAAATGGCTCTTTGTCATCCAGTTCATCCTTGTTGTCCATCATAAAAAGCACATTATCGTCTTCAGGTTTCTGTGCTTCTTCGTAATTAAATTTTGCACTTTCGATCAAATCAGCATAATATTCTTGCCTTGAAAGCCATGCGAAGAACACCAAAGACATTACCAAGTCATCATTATGACCTTCTTCGGCCTTGTATGTATTGGCTTTTGATACAAATGTGAATAATTCAGAAATTATTCTTTCATCGTTCAATAAAATTTTGTCTTCTTCTATTAGTCTTTTTAGAATCGCACATCCCAATTTTTTAGTCTGTGTGGTGGTTCTAAGACCCATTTCGCTTTTTCCAGAAGCAAATCCTTGGGAAAGCATTTGGCCTTTTCTTCCCATCATACGAGTCATCAATACATTTTCATAGCCCAGATCGTTGTAAAGAATAGAAGAAACCTGACCACCAATGTCATTTGTTTCAATCAAAGCATAGGCATTGTTATACTGCTCACATATTTTTTTGATAATCGTAGGAAAATTGAATGGACTGATTGTGTTGTTTCTGAACGAAGCAACAACTTTATATGGTGCTGATGTTCCATCAATCAGTGTAAATGCCGAAAAGTCAGAGCCCTGACCCCGAGAAACGTCAGCCTGCAAGAAGTAAATTTGATCTTTTTCTGGTTTTGCAAATACTCGCAAACCTTCTTTATCTTCTTGCAAATATTCTTCCGGAGCAAGCACATTTAATTTTGAAGTTGAAATAAGAGTATTTGAAGACCCCAAGAAACTGCAACCGTATTCCTGCTCAAACTGTTCGGGGCTGGTATTTGCAATCTGCTCCGTAGCCCATTCATCATCTCTTAATCTGGGACTTCCGGGGCTAATCGGTGTTTCACGCCAGCTCACCTCAACTGGAACGAACATGTTCTTTAATTTATGCCCTGTAGTTCTATTGGCATCCACCCAAAGTTTATGGAAGTGATTCATTCCATTGGGGGTGGAAACTATGATAAGTTTGGTCGTAGTACCAGCCGAAATGGTGGGGTATGTGGATGTATAGAATTCTTCTGCTACATGGCTTGGCAAGAAGGCGTACTCGTCCAACAGGAGTAGGTTATATGAGCCGCCACGGATCGCTGTAGACGATGTAGCGTCACACATGACTCTGGAGCCGTTTTCCAATTTAAAACTCGTCTTATTCCATTCTACAACTCCTTGCTGAAGGAAATGTGGTAAATTTTCATAAGCAAGTTGAAGTTTGGAGAACAATTCTTCTTTTGCGGTCTTTAAGCGGTTTGCAAGAATTGCTACATTCACACTTTGATTAAAAGTGACATAATGGCAAATGTAACTTGTCACACAGGTAGACTTACCGCACTGACGAGGCCACTTGGAGATCACGAATCTATTTTTATGTAATTCGTTTATAAATTTTTTCTGGTATGGATAAAGTTTAAACGGAACAACGCCCTTGTCCAATGTTTTTACTTTTATGTATTTTTCACAAAAGTAAACAGGATCGTTTGCACATTTCACATATTCCTCAAACTCCTCTTTGGTGTATTGCATTTCCACACCTGGGAGTTTGAGTTTTGAATTGTTTCTATATCCCTGATTATTGTTGTTTCGGTTCATTCACAACCTCAGCCTCAACTATATCTTTATCCGTACTTCTTTCCTTGTTTATCAAATTTTGCAGATCTTTTGTAGACCCAACAAACACAGAATTGTTTGTCTGTTTGACTTCCACCTTTGTACCAGTTGTGTCCTTCGCTTTTTTATGGACATCCAGTACATTGTTGTTTAAATCTGCCATTGTCTTTAAAAGAATTGCAACAACTTCAAATGCTCTTGGGCTATCTGATTCAGTGGCTACTTTCAAAGCACTTTCCAAGGCAACATTTCCACTACCGATAAGTGACTTCAAATTATCTTGTACCAATGCATAATCTTTTTGAAAATTGGCAGTATCAAAGGTTCCACCCGATTGGGGTGGTTTATCCAAAGAACTATTTTGTCCTTCGGGGACATTGAAAAGTTTTGCCAAATTTTTATTAATATTCATGTTTAATCTAATCTAAAATCAACGCTTTCGGCAACCTGATTAATTGTGGTGACATTTGAGACACCGCCAAAGATGTAAGATTTTGCAACAAAATTAAAAGATGCTATATGCAATCTTCTGCTGTTAAAATCTCCCTCATATTTATCCGTCAAGTTATTGGATACCATCACAATCGGAATGTTTATTGGATCACCCGAATCAGTCAAAGAAATTTTTATTATGTGGTCTGGTACAAAGAAAGGAATGATTTGCTCTACGATCTGCAGCATATCATCGATGTGTCTTGTATAAGCAAAAAGATTTATTCCGACATTTACTGGTTGTTCATTTGCTATTTGTGTTCCAGTATTGTTGCAACTAGAACCACTGGGAGACAAAGCAATGGCAGAAGAAAAACGAGCACGCCGTCTTGATGGATCTGGTACAATGCTGTTTACATGATAACTTATTCTTGGTAATTGATTTTCTATTCTTGTACCATCTGTGATCGATGATGGATTCAAAAGGCGCTGAATAAACTTTTCTTGAGAGGCATAAGTAATTGGAACTCTTAAAGTTGTATTTGGATCAGTTTCGTTTTCATGCGAAACGTAAATGTTGTTGAACAATGTTCCGAACCCAACCACCAGTTTTCTAAGACTTTTGTTGTAATAATATCCAAACATTGTTTACCTTTATGAGTCGCAATTGCTCGCTGGGTTATTCGCGTCAAATTCGTAAATGGCCGCTTCTTCATCCAAAATGTCGTTAATGCCAGCCGTTGTTCCAAGAATGTTGTTCAATGGAATCATCGTACTGCCGGAGAATCCAAATGTAGATGTGTAAGGTGCATTTACTGCAGGACTTGGAGTTGAAATTTTTTCGTAACTGTATGTGAAGAGTTCTGCTGTTATCTGATATGAATACAAGCGCCCCAATGGATACAATGGATTTTCGTGTTCCACGAAGTTAATTTCAAACAAAGACTTTGACAGGGGGAAGTAGATCAAATCTCCTTCGCGTGGACGGGTGATCGTTGGATCCACATTCGTAACCTGTTCACGAAACCGTCTTCTGGCCATGAGCAAGGAAATTTTATCCTTAATTTCAATTCCAAATTGAGTGATTACATCAGTCCCTTCAAAGCCTTTGTAGGATTGAATGTACATTTCAAGGGTATATGCTTTATCAAAGAAAGAACTGGGATCTTCACCAAACAAACGATCTATGTTCAATGCTTTTCTAGGGACATATAGACAATCTTGTCCTACTCCTTGAATCAATTCTACAGTGATATCCTCAACAAGATTTTGTTCTGAGGTGTATGACGTAAGATTGATATAGGGGTTTATGGCCATGTATTAACCGATCAATGGATCTACGGGTAGTTCGTATGCCTTCAGCAATTCTGCTTCGACTTCTGCAATTTCTTTCATTGCTTCTTGCATTATTGCTGGGGCGTTCAATTGAGCACCACCGGGAAGTGGAACCCCAGCAAACTTCATTAGGTTTTGTGCCCACTGCTTTTTAAGCAATGCTGCAAAATACTTTTTAAAAATTCTGTCTTCCCAAACTCTATCAAATTTGTCAGAATCTAGTTTTACATAAGCCTCAATTAGAATATAATTTTTTCCTTCAAGATTACCATAATCGGTATCCAAGAATAGTCTCTGCGTTGTCTTTGTGAAAGTATACGACATTGGATAATTAAAGACATCATTGATAAGCTTTACATAAGACATTGCTTCCATGTATGAAGCCATGGGAGCAGAAGGGTAGCCAGACTGGTTGAAGTAAAGACCAAAGAAGTCGAACAATGTCATTTGATATCGGAGGTCGAACATATAGTCACCGACTTGGTTGTCGGCAGCATAAACTTTGGTAACAGAGACTATGTCTTGACCAGTTGGATAATAAGAGGTAGCACCACTACTATCGGTTCTTATCTGTGCACCCAAGGCAGGACCAAATGTGCTGGTGTCAAAATAGTTACGAGCAATGTCTTGGGGTTGCATCTGATAAGCAAAAAGGGCTCTTTGGTTGAAATCAAAGTGCCTTTCTTCCATGTATTTCAGAGCCTCATCCAAGCGGTCCTCAACTTGTTGTGGATCGACATTTATTTGGATTACTGGGGCACCCAAGGATCTTAAGGTGTAATCGATGAATTCTTGGCGAGACGTAATAGGCATGTTAAAAATATTTATGAATCTTCAATAAGATTGTTTATTTCCTCAGCAATTTTTTCTTGAAGTGGATGTGTGCCTATGGTTATTTGAATCAAAGCAAGGCTTTGGGGATCAAAATCCTCTATTTTCTTTTTTCTATCTCTTATTTCATCTGTATAAAAATTTGGATCGTAATTCGTGAATCCCGGCATCTTCATTGGGCATTCCAGTCTCGGATAGTCCAGTTTAGAGTATTCATTGGAATCCTTTATTAGCCAAGTTCTTTTGCTGTCACCACAACCACATTTACCACAGTAATGATTTTTTTTGTTTTTGCTGAGAAAAAGATGAGGACACTGTGGAATATCTCCATGACCAAAACAAGACAAAACCCTCAACTGTTTTGTTTGTTCATCAATTTTTTTAGAAGATACTCCCCGTGAAGCCAGCGCAGCAGCAAACATCACCATTTTTTTAAACATTTCACTTTACTCCATAAATTACGCTCATCCCAGCAGGCAATACATGCTCTTCCAAAAATGCCTTATAATTTTTTATTGTAGTTTCGTAGTTTGAAGACACATTGACTTGAATTACACAATAATTGGCAGTATAGACTTCGACATCTTTCCAATCCAAACCCAACAAATTGCAAATCAAATATTTGATTCCTTGCGGAGTTCCTTTTTGATTATTGTAATCTGGGTCTATATTGATTAAAAACTTACGCAAATTTGGAAGGATTGATTTTAATGGCTCTTGAGAGAAATCTGCACCCGGAAAGTAAAAATCAGCATACGCTTCCAAAAACAATGAATTTACAAACAAAGGAGTCCGCAAAGTTTCCCAGTTTAATTGTGCACCATAACCATATTCCAAGGAAAGTAACCATCTAAAGTAGTTTTTGACAATCGGGATCACCAAAACATTAGATGGATTTTCTTCATATGCACGCATTATCCATGTTGGAAATAATGCTTGCACAGTAAGATTGTCACCAAACCAATATTGATTTTGCAAATCAAAATAATCAGATCCATAAAGTTCTTGTGCTCTTTGAAGCAACTTTTGAATCTTTACAGACTCGGTAACTGGTTGATTGTTGAAAAATAAGATCATTGTTGATAAACGACTGTGATACCCACTGGAGCCAAAGCTGAAAGATAACTTACCAATTGACCCTGTTCAGTTAGTCCAAGATTGGTTACGAAGACTTTAACTTGGCCTGCAAGCAAGCCATTTGACACGCTGATCAAAGATTCATCGGAAGTTCCGGGAATTCCAGAACTTAAAATTGCATTTTTATAGTCACGGATCGTTACACATCTTTCTTGACCTATGGCCTTAAACAGCAGAGAAGATCTTGCACGGGCTACGCTAATTTCATCATAACCCCCAGATGGAACTCCAGATGTGCCAAATACCGTATTGGATCGTGGAGTGATAACACCATTGTTTCCTGCCGAACCATTGCTCAATATTCCTCGCACAACAATTTTACTGGCCGTGGTCAACTGGCGTGCAGAAGCAAAATTGGTTGTTACAATGTAACCACGGGGACCGTTTATAAGTGTAAAATGAGTGTTGTTGGAGTTTGTTGTGGTAGATGTCTTTTCAACTCTTGTCCATTTAGTTTCTACATTCGTAATGACATCTGTTTCATAAAAATTTACAGTTTCTGGGTTTATGTTATATGGAATTTCACAAGACTGTGTATCGTAATCATAATTTGTATAACTAACGACATCGAAACCGGAATAGAAATCAATTGACTTAGAGGTGTTTGCAGTGATTCCCTCTATGTTAAAGAAAAACAAATCAGATCCATTTGTTCCTTTTCCGGTAAAGGCGCTATACTCGGGAAGCGCTGTTGTGGTAGTTACAGTTCTGTTTGTCTTTGCTGAAGCCGTTGGAACCAACAATACACCGTTATTGGAAGCAAGTCCCAACAAAGATTCCAGAACGGTTGCAGTTGTTGCAAAAGAATTGATAAATCCGTATTGAGCATAGACACCATTGTACGCGGTGACGGTTGATAGAATATTGATCAAAAGGTTGACGGCACTGGCTTCATTTCGAAAATCAAGGTCTTTTAAATCGCTTTGTTTTTCCAAAAAGGTGGTCAAAGAATTTTTGATATCATCAAAATCCAAAGATGCGACATTGAGATTTTTTAGGTTATAAGTCATTAAAGTGGGACCTCTACGAAACAAGATATGTTTCTTTGTGTTTTTATGCCATCATAGAAGGAAAAGAATACTTGAAAATCCATTGTGGTATTTGATTGTCTTATCAGGTTTACTTTAACTTCCGTAATTTTTGGAATTGCAGCAGCAATATATGCTGAAAGATTTGTTTCTAAAACACCTGGATCGTTTGTTCCAAATATGTACGTAAAGTAATCCGTACCAAAATTCATGTCAGTTACCAACTCGCCCTTTTGGGTTTTCATTATATTTTCAATGTATTGTGCATATGCATTGTAACCACTCACCAAACTTATATCCTTTTTGGTGGCAGATGTGGTAACTGGTTCTAAAAGTATTGAAAAATCTTTTGCAAGCATACCAAATATTTAGACAGATCAAATTACATGAATTCAGGGGATCAAAGCAGTAAGCGCCAATGCCGTTTCATGTGTCCCTGAATTGTTGACAACATGTTTAACGCCAATTATGTAGTAAGCACCCGATAAAATGGATGCCCGACTGTTGTAAGGAAACCCGCTTGAATTGTCTACTTTTATTTGAACCAACTGACCTATTTTCAGATTAAAGTCACCCGGAACAGTAATGTTCACTTTGGTACTGTATTTCAAAGAATCCAAAAATTCAGCACGCTTGACTGGGGTGTTTTTTGGTGTGTTCCAAAATGTGGCAACATTCAATCTTAATTTCAGGTAAGCATGAAAAAATGGACCAATTTTGGGACAGGTGCAACTGAATGAGGATGACGGAGTTCCCCAAAGACACCCAAGCCAGTCCGGACCCAATCCAGCATTTATTTTTGCACATTCGCCCGAAGCATCATCAAAGTAAATATCAACTGGATTTGTTGTTTGGTCTACTGTCTGTGATGGCACAGCAGATCCTGTAAACAAATCGTAAACATATGAAGGAGCTCCACAAGATCCAGCACAACTGCCTTTTATGAAGCCTACGCTTTCAGCAATTTTTTTTACACTGGGAAAATTATTGAAGCATTCGTCTAATGTTCCGGGCGATCCACAAATACCTCTAGTAATTGTGCTGTTAGAACAATTATAGGCTGGTTTAGAATTGCCAACAAATAACGCACTTTGAGAAAGATTTGATCCAAAGGTTATAATTTGTTTGGTCATGTTTATCTTCTATCCTTATTTAAATCATCAAGGTATATCACAGCAGCCGTCTACGACATTTTCGGCAGTAAAGTAGTAAAAATAATTATTGCCTTCAGTGTGCTTGCAGAGTTTCACAATATGGAAAATGTCTCCACAAGACCCCGCATTGATTCCTTTGGCTCCAATAGGTCTGTAATTAAAACCTGTTGGAATGCAATCCGGAACCCAACCCGGAGGTAAATAGGAGTTGGTTATTCCGCGCTCATTTAGATTGATTGCCCAAGAATTATCCTGTGTATTGGACGATTTGATTGTGGAAAGAGACCAATTTTCAACTTGATGGAAGTAAGTACCACCACATGCACCACAGGCCCCACTAAAGCACCCATCAGAACCTTTACCACCACAAAGACCCGTTGCATCAAAGTCTATTTTATTCCACATGTAGCGATATGATTTTTGATCTGCTCCTGTATATCCTTTGGTGCAATCGACTTCATATTTTTTAAGAACGGCAAAGAAACAATCATCGGGATTTTGACCCATGCAACACAAAGAATACAAAACAAAGTTTTGCATTTCAAGTTTTCTCAAAAACTCCAAATTCTTTTGCTCTCCAGCAGCAGTATCAATGAAATTATTATAACGAATGTCAAGAACTTTTTGGAGATTTGTGCTAGTTCCTAGCGGATAACCACTGCTATTTGGAAAATCGGGGTGAATTGTTGTCATGTCAAACATGTTTTTCCACATTTGAGTATTGTCAACAAAAGGCATGTATCCCGATGCACCCATGAAATTCATATTTTCAAAAAACTTGGATGTACCAAAATTTTGTCCAAGCAATGTAGTGCTTGTAAAATGATCAATAGAATCTAAATTGTCATAATATCCCCAGTGGTGGGGATAGACAAGTTGGTCAGAACCAGGAAGAGAAAAGTTGGTTCCGGACGATCCAACAATTTCAAGATTATATCTTTGCCCTTCATCTTGGAACTGATACATCAATGTCTTGCTGATGTATTCATCTAATTGACTTGTAAGCGAATTTCCAGAACTACTGGATGAAGCACAAAGTCCAGCAGGGATTTCATCCAATACCTTTGGTGTTTTTCTTATGTAATAATAGTTTTTGGAAATGTACTGTGCTGCTGGCTCAGTATTGTAGAAATATATTTTTTTATAGAATTGGTCATCACCAGTCAATCTTTGTTCAACAGCATCACCGTCGTAAATGGCAAAGTAATGATCGATGGGCTCTGATGAAATGTCATATTTGAACGCTTTAAAATTTACTGCTCCACTAAATTCTGTCCAAAACATAAATGTTGGAAGATTTGTATCTTTGGAGATAGCACTGGTTGTTATGTAATTCAAATACTCAACGGCATTGTCAGAAACGGCTTCTGTTCTGTTTGAAAGTGTGTTTAATGGTTTATAGAGAATATAGTTGGTGGTGTCATCTGTATATTCTCCTCCCAAACCGGGACTTCCCAATATATTTGTTCGTAAAATACTCACAAAATCTTGAACTCTGTATACATTCGGTTTTTTGATTGCCAACAATTCATTCAATGACGTTGTTTGAGATTTGATGTAATATTTGTTGGTAAAATAAATTCCGACGAAGTTTTCTTCTGTGTCTGAGGCAGCATTGTTCAGATAACTTATGCTTGTGATGTCAACTTCCCATAGAGGAGCAGAGGAATCAAAAAACTCAATCATTAAAGAAGTAAATTGATTTACATTGATTGCAGTTATGATGTCTTTGGTATCTTTGACAATCAAAACACCATTTGGAAATACATCATTTGCATTTTCTACAAATTCAATTCTTTCAAATACACATTCGGTATTTTGTCTGATAATATTCAATAGGTCCACAGATCCATCTGCGGACACAAAATTGATACTTTTTATTACAGAATATGATGGATTAAAATTAAAATCAGACATTTACTTATATTTAGTGGTCACAAACATGGTTTTTAATTTTCCGGTTTCAATTGGAAGATATGCAGAAATGGTTTTTGATTGCAATTGAACTTCTTCGATTGCTGTGATTGTGATTTCAGTTGTAGAAGTTGGCGTAGATTCTGGTGCTGCTTTTACTGTTGGTTTGCTTTTGCCCTTTACAGGCGCAAAAACTTCGATTGACGCTTCTTCCACTGATTGAACTTTTACAACTTCTTTAGTAGCACTTGTTGTTTTAATTGGAAAAAGTGGTTTTTCTATTGCATATGTGCCACCTGCTGTGGGATACACAACAACCATTTGAGAACCTGTGGTTCCATCCTGAGAAATAAATTCAAAAGTAGCTCCGCGCTGATCTTTGATAATCATGCGGTCTTCATAATAGTGAGCGCTCTCAATGATGGAGAGAGGTCCATTTAAATCAAAATTACCAACAGATGAATACGAATAAGAACCACCCGTATTTGCTTTAAAAGGAAGAATAATACTTCCTTTGGGGAATGTATAAGCAGTGGTTCCAGCGATATTTTTGGTGAGTTCCAGGCTTGTTTTAACTTCATTTTCCGTCAAGAACAATACAGAGTTTTCTGACAACAACGTAAACGGATTTATTGTTTCATTAGAGGAAACAAATATCCAAAAAGAATTTGGATCATTATAAGTTAAATGTGCTGCTTCCAATAAGGTTTTTTTGGAATCAATTGTGATATTTGATTTTGTTACGGTTAAAAGATTTGGATCTAAAAAAGTAAAAAAATCAGAAATTAAAAAATTTCCTATCGTACTTTCAAATGTCTTTTTGGGTAGATTCTCAAAATACTTCATATATCACCTACTGGCTCCAAAACTAAAGGTTGATATTTCAGATTTTGACCATGTTGCATTGAATTGTGGAAAATATGTACCAGTTTCAAATTCTGTGAATAATAATCCCAATAGTGTTACAGATGAATTTCCATTAGGAAGATATCTAACAATGCTGTCAGCCTCATCATTCTTTTTGACGACGACGCTTTGTAAAACACAAACCAAAGGCTCACCCAACCAATTTGCTGTTAAATTTCCGGGTGTAAAATCGCTTGCTGAAGTAGATACAGTTGGAGCTACGTTTCCCCTTGAAATATATAAAGACCATAAATTTTGAGGATAAGATCTTTCTGGTAGGCCATCTGCTACTGCTGGATAAGAGGCTTTTCTAAACGAACCAACTATATTCTCTACGGCTTGGGATTCAGCATCGGATTTTGGAGCAAACACATATTGGAAAAAATATTGCTTTCTGGCTTCAGACACCATTGTGTATTCTGCAATATTGCTGAAACGTCTATAGGTAGATGTTGCAAACATTCTTTCAGCAAAAAATGTTGCTGGTTGGAAAACCCGAGCCAACATGTTGACACCACCAGCACCCAAAAGATTTCCACCACTATTGGCTATTCCTGCTCTTGACAAAATTGGTCCGACAGGGTTGTTGTTGCTTTCTCCGAAGTTGTGTTGCAACTGATAGCCCGGTTCCTTTGGCATCGGCAACTTCAAATGAAGAAACGAACGGTTGACAACACCGGGTCTGGTACGATCAATGTTTCGTAAAGAATATTCAGCAGCATAAAAATTCAACCAAAGTGGTTGTTCTGCAGCATAAGCACCCAAAGGGTATTGTTGGAAGTAGGCCATCTCTATTGTTATTTAGATAAAATTACCTAAATATTTGCATGGCTTATAAGACCAAATTTACGCCCACAAACAAAGACAAATATGTCGGTGATTCAAGTAAAATTATTTGTCGATCATTGTGGGAAAGAAATGTTTGCAAATTTTGCGACTTAACTGAAAATATTGTAAAATGGTCATTTGAAGAGATAATTGTTCCTTACATAAATCCTTTGGATAAAAAACAACACAATTATTTTCCTGATTTCATCATTCAATTCAACAATCCTGAGGGATTGAAAACTTGGATGGTTGAAGTCAAACCAAAGAAGCAGACTTATTTGAAAGAAAATGCATCAAAAAAAGAAAAGATAACTTGGATTATCAATTCGGCAAAATGGGAAGCTGCCAAGAGATACTGTGATAAAAACAACATGGAATTTAAACTTATTACAGAAAAAGAGATATTTGCCAAATGAGCAATTCAATCAACGACATCAAATCATTTTTTGATAGACACAAAGGACTTCAAAGAAACAACCGCTACTCGGTGTCCTTTGTTAATCTGCCTTCTGGATTGCCACAATTGGCTCCAGACGATGTTCAGACCATTGCCGTGGCAATGGGCTCCCGAGCCATCGACACGCTAGCAGACAATCTAACTGGCTTTGGTCCCGGAAGACTTGTGCCCAGATACCAAAAGTTTGTAGGGGGTGTCATGTTGAGCATGCCCATAACCAACGACAATTTTATTGTTGATTTCTTCAATCAGTGGTTTAATAAGATTTACAGTGGAGGCAGAGTTGCTGGTTCAGCCCAAGCACCATTTGGTGTCTCATATTACAACGACATAATCTATGGAACGGAAATGCATATTAAACTTTTGGATCCAAACGGAAATACAAACCGAACTTTTAAATTTTATGAAGTATATCCTTTGGAAAACCTGCCCTTTACTTTGGAAATGGCAAGACCAAACGAATATTTGCTTTATCAAGTTTTGATGAACTACAGAGAATTTACAATTAGTTAAAGGAATTTTATGAATATTGTTGAACAGATTGAATCTTTATTGCCTTCGTATGAAACTCAATTGCCATTTTCAAAGCAAAATGTTTCTTTTACATCCTTTAAAGTAAAGGATGCAAAGTCATTAGCGCTCATTCTCCAAGAAGACAACAAAAAGTTGGCATTAAAAAACATGGTGGAATTGTTGAAACAATATTCAAAAGGAGCCGACATTGAAAGTTTGTGTCTGGCGGATGCTGAATATTTGTTTTTGCAAATACGAGCCAAGAGCGTTGATGAAATCTTAAACTTGATTTACAACGATGAAAAAGTTCAAGTCAACATCGCAAACATAGAACCACGCAATCAAATAGGCGAAGAAGAAGTACGAGTGTCTGGCAAACTTACTCTTATTCTTCAAACACCCACGATCAAGGATATTCTTCGACTCCCATCGTTGGACAAAGAAGAACTTCAAAAGGCATGCATTGAAAAAATTATAGTAGAAAAAGAAATCTACAAAATAAACAAATTTGTCACTGAGGAAATCCAGCAAGCAATTGACAACATGCCTTTGTCTGTTTTAAACAAAATAAATTCTTTCTTGAAAAAACAACCAGAACTTTTTGTAAAAATTCAACTTTCAAATGAAGAAAAGGAGGTCAGTGGTTTACTGAATTTTTTTACTTATCGGTAAAGTTTTTTGATTTGAGGGATTATTTCAACACAAACTTTACCATGATAAACAACTTTTCTTGGTCGTTGGAAGACATAGAAAACATGAAGTGCTGGGAAAGGGACATCTACTTACAATTAATCGCTGAATATCAAGAAAAGAAAAAACAGAGTTCCATGAATTCGCACAACGGAATAAACTACTTTAACCTATGAACGAAGAAAATAAATTCTCATTAGATGTCCAAGCAGAGACTCAAGCAATTTCTCCTTCAATACAGGAGGACTTGCTGAATCCGTCTGAATTTATAAATTTGCAACCATCGCTGGAACTCCCCCCAAGAATTCTTCTTCAGGCCACAGAAATAGATGTTGAGGAAAATGTCAAAGCACAGAGATCAGAAACCGCTGCTTTGGATTTTAATGTAAAGATGGATGCCGAGGCTGCTTATGAAAAAGCAGAATACTTGGAAGAGCAGATGACGGAAATGCGTGGTGGGTTTCAGGATCTTTACAACAATGTAAAAAATAATTGGCTTCCATCTCGTCAAAAAGATGAGTTTGAAGAAAGACCAACCACGGAACCAACCAATCTTATCTTTTATGCTCGTAGAGACAGAATGAGCATGCCCCCACACTGGGCTTAAATAAAAAAAGCCCCCTTTCGGGGGCCTTTTTCAATCGTTCTCCATTTCGGAGAAGTACTGCAGAGGATCTTTCTCTTCAATATTTTCCACAACTGAAGATTCCTCCACATCGTCTTCGATGCTCTTGGACTCAGTAAACTGAGCGCGAATATCGTCACCGACAGACTTCTTGAACCGAGCGTTCAGTTCGTCAAAGCTCTTGAACTGGCTCTTGTCCACAAACGGCTTGAGGGGATATTGCTTCTTCCATAGCTCCTCAAGCTTTTTGTCATCACCACCGAGAAGTGGTGCTGGGGTTGCAAACTCGCTGCGATCATAGTTTACATACCCACCGACATTACGGATCTTGATCTTAAAATCCGCACCTGTCCAGAAGTTAAACGGATCAACTGCAACCTCGTCCTGAAACTCAGGATGAGCGAGGCTCTGAATCTTCTGGAAGATCTTCGTTCCATACTGGTAGAGGAAGACCTTGCCCTTGTTCTCAGGGTTTGCAGGATCCTCAACGACCAAGATATTGGAAATATAGGTCAACTTGCGCTTTCTCTGACGAGCAATGTTCTTGTCGTCTTCGATGCCACTGTTCCACAGTTCTGTGTTTGCGGCACAGACTGGGCATTTCTCGCCAATCGTAGTAGGGCAGTTCTCGTAGAACCACCCACCCTTGCCCTTAAAGGTATGACTGTAGACAGCCACAAAGGGAGTTTCCTCTCCTTCGACTTCCGGAAGAAACCGGATAACTGCGTATCCGTTTCCAGCCTTGTCGATTCCCGGCTTCCAAATCCGTTCATCCTTGTAACTCTCCTTTGCGTTCATCTTCTCCAAACGCTCAGAAAGTTGTGCGACCGAATTCTTACTCTTCTTTTTAAAATCTGAAAAATTTCCCATACTGTTCTTTCCCCAAGGATCTACCTTGGCCTAAATGACTGACAGATTATACAAGCAACTTCAGGTCAGTCAACTGGAAGTTTCTTGTTTTTGTTCTTTTTCAATAGATGTAAATTTTTGGCTTCCTGTTCAATCTTCTCAACAAGAGGCTTTGTCAAAAGTTTACCAGCAGCAATAGGATCAAGACTCATTTCATCTGCCAGTTCAAGTACACAATCCATAAACGACAGATTGGTGCTTAAAGTTCGCTCTATCACCTTGTTTGAAAATTTTTCCTTTGCTGTGTCGTCTATATACATGTTTATACTATATGTCGAATTAATAAAAAAGCAATAATTGAATCCATCTAAATATTCTAGAACTATTTATACCACTCTAAGGAATAAAAATGGCATTTGACTCAGACCCAAACGTATTAATTGAATCAGGTGGAAACACCTTCAATGTAGCAACAGACGCAATTGTGTTCTCTGGGGCAACCTCTCACTTCCAATACATGAAGTTGGCATATGGGCCTACAGGCTCTGTTTCTATCGTAAGCAACTCCAACGGTCTTCCGGTCAATGTCATTGCAGGAGGCATCACAGCCAATCTGGTGGGCTTCTGTGGGGCCGTACAGGGCATTCCCGGTGGAACTCCCGTTGCTGTAAGTGGTACCGTATATGCCACAGGAATCACCACAGCCCCTGTTTATGTAAGAACCTTTAGTGGTTATCAAGTAGAAATTACTGGCGGAACACCGCTATCAAGAACCAAGGATTCTATTTCTGTTTGGGGTCCAAATGGCATAACCTATGTTTATGCTAATTTTGTAGATTCAACTGGAACAGAAAAAGGAACTGTAAGTAATCCTTTTTATACCAATATAATTGGTGCAACAATTAATGTAACAGTAAATCCAACTGTTGGTGTAACAAACGACTCTCCAAATAATGGTCTGCGTGTTCAAGGGATGAGCGGTGGTGATAATGTCCGAGTACAAGTTCAAAATACTGTTACAGTCAACGACACAAATATTCTTTCTAGTCTTTCAGGAATATGCGCCGCAATCGGGGCATTGAATACTAATCTTTCAACTGTTGGGGCAGCAAGACCTACAACAATAAAGACTGGTAGAGTTTCTTCAGTTTTTTCAACTCCTCAACAAATTGATTCATCTGGATTTACTTGCCAAAGTGGAATTAATTTCAAAGCACTTTCAACAAATACAGATTTTGTCTATCTTGGAAATACCGCCACATCTTCAGCACTCATTGCTAACGGAATTGCTTTGGATCCGGGCGACCAAGTATTCGTGTCAATAACCAATACAAATAACTTCTACATGGTTGCTGCAAGCGGAACACAAACAATAACTTACATGGCTTCGTGAAATGCCTTTTAATAATACCCTTAACAATGTAAGAACATATAAAAATTATGGCCTCATTGTTGAAGGCAACACTTATGATCCAATTTTTACAAAAGGTTGGATTCAGTCTTCTCCAAACATTTTAATCAATGGTCAAACCTGTTATTTGGATTATTCACATTCATATGACACTTCTGATGTTGTTTATTTAAAAAGAACCTTTGGAAAAATTGCAGTAGGAAATACATTTTATTTTCAAGATACAAATTATTTTGATCCAAAAACAGATAATAAATTTAATCTAGGTGGAACGTTAACTTTTCAAAGCACACTAAACAATGGAAAAATTGTAATTGCAAATATTGTTTCTGGAATGACACCCGGAACAAATTATAATTTTTTTGACAAAGAAAACTTTTTAAAATCACCACAATATACATTTATCAACACAACGGGATACACAGCAAATTATATTTTAAATAGTCTACCAAATGTAACTCATACAAGTTTTAAAACCATGGGAATCTTGGGCAATGATTTGGGCTTTGAGGAATACATAGATTTTTCTGGAGCTACGGGAATTAACTATGGAAGATTGCAGGTTTCGGGAACAGTTACATTAAAAGATGAACAAGAATTATTGTATATCTTAAGTGGTATTACATCACAATCATTGATTAATAATACAACTTTGATTAAACATTATATTCGTGGTTCATCAAGTGTAGAAGAAATACAACAACCCGAAAATGTTTTGGGTATCTACAGAATTCATGATGAATCAAATAAATTAATAGAATGTTATGAAAATCAAAATTATTATCAAACTTTTTTAAGAAAACAAATTTTAGGTTCTACTTACTCTGGTTACTGGGTACAATGTGAAACTTGTCCGAATGACATTTATGGAGAAAATATTTCTACAGATGGAGTTCAGTCAAATTTATTATTTGATAATAACGTATTTTTGTTTATCAATCAAATATCAAGAAATGTCGCTACAAGTATAATACCAACAACTTCTTACGGAGTCTTTACACAAAGACTCTTAACTGGAACTCCACAAAGCGCCTCAAGACTTTCTTTTTCTGTTTCAGTCGGTCTCAAAATAGATTTGAGCCATGCATCATTGCAGGGGTGGGATTTTCAAATTTATATCGATCCAAACTATACCATTCCTCTTACTACAAGCATGTATATATCAGGTAAACCTGGATACGATCAATCTTATGTATTGATCAAAAATAATCAAGATGTTCCCAGAACACTTTATTGTAAATTAGTAGGATTTACAACTCTTACCATGGTATTCAATATTTAAAATAAAAAACCCCGAGCAATCGGGGTTTTTTAGTCCAACAACTACTATCAAAAATTTAGCGAGTTCTGTTTCGCATCACACGGTAATAGGAGCGGCCATTGCGGACCTCTCGGATCACGGTGTAGTTCATGTCGAAGCGGTCAAATGCCTCACGGAGATCATGCATCGTTGCACGCATGTTCTGCACACGGAAGCGCTTACGAGCCACGCCAGCCGTAAGAGGCGAACCGGAACGCATAAAATCAAACACTCTCTGAATCTTCGTCGGACGATCAACTGTAGTAATTTCCATAAAACTTTCCTTTCTTAAGAAGTTGCTAAACTATACACCCTAATCCTTGACTGTCAAGGAATTCCCTAAATAATATGGACTGAGGAGTCACCTATGAACACTAGGAACCATCAGTTTGTCAGTCATGTGAAAGATCATCTGGCACAGTACGGCATGCGGCTGGTAATAGGTCGTGGAAAATTGTTAAATTGTGGTGGCTACCGTTGCGAAGGTTATTTTTCAGATAAAGAAAAAGTCATCAAAATTGCAAAACATGGAACAAATTTTTTGGAAACTTTGGTCCATGAATATTGCCACTTTTTGCAATATATAAGCAATTCAAAAATTTACATAAAATCCGACAAAGCAATTTTGATGGTGGATGCGTGGTTTTCTGGTCAAAACTTTGATCAAGAAAAACTTCGCAAGGCATTTTTCATAGTTCGTTCTATGGAACGTGATTGTGAAAAACGAGCAATTCGAATGATCAAAAAGTTCAATCTTGAAATAGATACCAAACTCTATGCCAAGAGAGCCAACTGCTATATCTACAGCCACTTCTTGATGGAAAAGACTCGGAAGTTCTACGCCTACAAGAAGAGTCCTTATAGAAGTCCTTTGGTGCTCAAAGTAATGCCATCATCGATGGCAGTCTTGAGTCACAGAAGCATTCCACCAAAGATTTATTCTATGTTGGAATCATTCACTATTTGAGACTTCAAATACTTTGACACAAACTTTTTGAATGGTTGATCACCGTAAGGCCATCTGTCATCTTCAGCCAAAAACTTGTAGTGAACCAAGGCATCCAAATGTTCATCAAGCATTTTTAGTGTCACATCGTCAATACACCACTTAACTTCATCATCTCTATTTTGTGCTGGTGCTTCTGCAGCATTGTGTTCTGCTACAGCAAGATCTGCAATCTTTGCGATGTTCCCAAGAATCTCCAATGACTTGGCGCATTGATAAAAAAGATCCCGCTTTACAGGATCTTCTTCTTTGCGAGCCAAGTTTCTTACTTCGTAAACTAGCTCAGGGATTTTCATAATTGTCTCCTTACGACAGTGTGAGGAGATACTTGGTCTTTTGTACCAACGCAAGCATCTCGTCCTTAATATTTAACAACGAGGAATGGTTGGTTTCTTTGGGAAGTTCTTGGTTTAGATAATCTTCAAACGAATTTAATACGGAGTTTGTAGAGATTCTGGACGGTCCGTTCAGACGCAAATCCGTGACTTCCTTAATATCGTCTTTTCCATGAACACCAAAATAAGTCTCGGCAAAGTTGTCAATCATTGGATCCAAGGCTTCATATAGTTGACCGAGAGCCATATGCTCGGCATAAGAAGGCGTACCCCAATGATGGAGTTTGATTTCGTTTTGGAAGTTCATTAGTACTTTAATACAAGACATTTTATATACCTTTAAAATTATTTATCATTTGAATTTAATGTTTCTTTAAGAGATGTAACTATTCCCGAAATGCTTTCAGCAGCAGATTTTAGGTTAAATCCTGAACCCAATTCTGGACCAAATTTTTTCAATGGACATGAAATCGTTGGTATGTATAGTTTTTGCGATAAAGTAGCCCGAGTTTTCCAACCACAACCACACGCATTGCACCAACCAATTGATTCTGTTTCTGGATTTATATTTTGTCTTTTGTCACAAGACATGCATATTTGTTTTCTTTTTTCAAAAACCTCATCACTAACTTTTCCTTGAAACATTTGTGATGTTTCAGCTTTTATGTATTTTTTTGTATTTTCTATTGTTATTTGTTGAGGTAGTTGTGCATTTGGTATTTTGCTTCTTTCGGTGCATTGATAACAATCCAACTCCTTTGGATTCATATTTTTTAAAGAACAAGAAACCGAACAACCAGATGATTCTTGACTCCAATGGATACAGTTTATTTTTCTTTTAAAAATACGATTGTTGTTGCAATCATAACGCTCATTTAAAAATAAATCATCTTTCATATAATTCTCACGTTAATGTTATTGTGCAAGTTTGTGAACCATCGTAATCATCATACATTTCTGGGCAAATAAATCCATCCGTACAGATCCAACATCTTGGATTTACCATAGTTACATTTGGATTTTCCTCAAATTGTTGTAACGTTCTCCAAGTTCTAACCACATTTCTTTCAATAACTTCACATGGACCTGGAACAGGATCGCATGCATATTCTAGTGGACGAGCCAAACCACATCCACTTTGTCCCCAAGCCATACATGGTTGCTCTACACAACATTTTGATAAAGGTTTTCCTTGATAATATACTGTTATAGAATGTAATATGGAACTAAAGTACACTATCATTTCATCTCTTTGAATAATTTTATTTCCTTCTGTTCTAAAAGTTGTATTATATTCTACAGAATTAAAAACATCACCGGGAATATTATTATCTAAACTTCGTTTTCCACCAATCCAATAACTGTCTGGTCCTAATTGAGTGGCAACATACTTACCACCAGAATATTGATTAAGTTTTTGGACATAGGTACTTAAACGACACCCTGCGGCAATAATTCTTGGTCCTTCAACTGAAGGTTCACCAGTATCATTTTCACAACCAGGTCCAAAGTCTCCATATTCTCTGTAAACTGGTATATATGCTGCTGGAACTGAACTATATGGGACACAATCAGGATTATCTGAATCAACTACAACACATTCAGCGACAATAGAATAACCGGGATCTTTAAATGTTCTTTCATTTATTGCTGAAGCATCAGGTATTCCTGTTATATCGGGTACAATTCCACATGAAGCGTTATAGTCAAAGCAACCCTCTGCCCACCCAGAGCCAGCAATAGAAGTATTTAATATTTCATTGTTAAATCTTGGATATGTTCCAAAATTATCTATTGGGAATACAGAATATAAAAAATAAGTCGGAGAACCTGGTGTAAATGGTGGATTAAAACATCCCGGTACTGGTGGTAATTCGCAATTTCCACTATCTCTGGATTCTGTATATGTTCCAGTATTAGGATCGATATAAGTTACATTATAGGAAGCGCTATCACTATATGATCCATCAAAATTACACTCACATGTTTCAATTTTGTTGCAACCAATGTCAAATGGTAATCTACCATTAAAAGAAATGCTTACATTCACATTAGCTCTGTAGGGTGATGTTCCACTCCAAAATTCACGAACTTCCACACAACAATTTGAAGGGTTTCCTTGGCCACCAGTATTATTTCCCGGATTTGTTCCACCTTCTTGATTTTCACAATCATTGTTTTGTGGTCCATCACCAAATGGATTAGAACAAGCATCACATGGATTTTCTAATATGACTTCTCCTATTGAACCTCTATTATAAAATTGATCACCAAAGGGTTCCCATAAAGAAGTTTTCCAAACTAAGTAGTACCAATTGTCTTTCTTTGTATAGAATATGTCTGGATAATCATCTGGATTTTGACAAGAAATAAATGGTTCGGGACAAATTTGAACAGGTTGGCAAGGACAATTGTTTACGTTAAAGCAATTAATTATTTTGTCATCTTCATTTGTAATTTCGCATATAGGCAGAGCATACAAACCTTTGCAACAATCCGCATAAGGTCTGCAACCAATATCTGTAAATACTGCATCCTCGGGAACCAAGTAGTCGGGATCACACAAAACACCACACTGATAAGAAAGATAATACAATTCTCCGTCATACTTAAATGTTCTGTATTTTACTTCTTGAACTTCTCCTGTTGGTGTTTCGTTTGGTAAAGTAAAACCAGAAGGACCACAAGATCCACAGACACCAGTACAAACAAATGCCCCAACCCAAGCACCACCACACCCTCCACCGATTGGAAAGTCTTTTGCAGGACCCGAACTACCTCTATTTACTGCTCCCGTTGTACCCCTTCCATCTATAACTGTATCAAATCCAATTAAAGACGATCCACCACACGGATAATAACCAGATGCACCACATGAACCACATGTTCCGCAACAATTGTTTATTTTATCACAGATATATCCAGCCTGCTCATCAGTCAAACAAATATAGGTTTTCTCTGGAATCTCTGAAAGTGATTCATTGCAGGGACACCGTAATGCAGCAAATTGAATGGCAATTTTTCCGGGCATTCCATTTTCTGAATTATTTTTAGGAACATAACCCACCACTCCATTTATTTGCTCCAACCCCCCAATGCTTGAAACATCAGTGGTCCAATACATAGGATCACACATATTTGGTGGACCATTATCATTTCCCGACCTTGCCAAAGGATCTATAATACTGCTTCCACCGCCCCCACCAAATCCCGTTTTTCCTCCACCTCCACCACCTCTAAATCCACCACCACCGCCACCACCACCAACATTAGATCCACGTCCACCACTAGATACTATTCCACTTTGGGCACCACATCCACCACAACCACCCTGTGTTTGATTTCCACCAAATCCCCCCTCTGGTCCGTTTGCTTTTTTCCCTGCAGTAACTCCACCATGACCTCCACCACTGCTGTCGTTTCCTGCACCACCACCACCACCAGCAATTAAAAATGCACTTTGTGGTTGTAGCATATTTTCAGAAACAAAAGCCGCACCACCACCCCACGAACCAAATCCTTGTCCACCACCACCGGGAACAGTTGAAATATTTCCAGTCCATCCAGTTACGCTTCTGGTGGTATTTGCACCCAATCCACCAAAGCCAACACAGGCAACATAATTTTTATTGTATGGTCCTCTTTTTTGGGTGTACGCACCATTACCTCCCGGAAGGTTTATGCTTTTTCCACCACCACCAGCACCCCAAGCTTTGTAAAGCAATCCTCTTTCTTCATCTAAAATTAAATCATAACATTTTTGCTGAATGCAGCCACCAAATCCGCCATTGTAACTACCAAATGCACCTCCAGAACTTTGATCAGCACAACTTATTCCTTTAATTTTAATTGGAACACTTGTATAACCAAAATCAAAATCTGGAAAGGGAAAATATGGATGCAATATACCAAAAGGACCACAAATCCCTAAAGCAGGATTGTTTTTTAAAAGTTGTTCTATTTGGGACATTGAGGCATTACCAGCAAAACCAGTAAAGCCATCGTCATTATAACCACCAAAAAATTTAGTACCCCAATATCTACAGGGTATTGCTATCCAATGTCCTTTACCACAACAACAAGCTTTTGTTGGCATACAATAATCCTTACACTTACAGATTATTTATATCGTATGTATACCATCATCCATGGTGTAATAAATTTTGTGGAATACTTCCTCACACCACTTTGTGCAGACACAACATGGCTTTGAGTTTCTAAAGTTTCCAAATCTATTGAATCTAAAATTCAAAAGAATCAACTTTTCACCTCGGAGATTCTTGGGAACTTTTCTGTATGCATCCAATTCCGAATGCATATCGGAGCACCTATAACCCAAACGCAAAGTATCGGGGTGGGTCTTAAAAACATTCTGACCCACCGCGATAACTTTGCGCTTGTAAATTACTAGTGAAATGTGCTTCTTCTGTCTTTCCATTGCCATCGAAAGCGGCTTGGCAATGGGCATGTAATTTTGGATTACAGTATCAATGTTCATTCATCACTTCGTCAGCTTCAGCTCAGGACCCTTCAGGCTCCCGCTGGGCGTGGCGATTCCCTTGTTCAAGGAATTGTCATACTGCGTCTTGAGTTCGTCAAGAGGCTCAATGCTGAAAGCAATGAATGACAGTGGAACTTGTACGCCATTCTTTGCCTTGGTGTACATCATCCATGGCATAAGACCAATTTGTCCCTGACCAACTGGAACCAAAATTGCTGGATCCTTGAGGGTGACATGGCTGTCAGTCATTTCGTAGCGTGCTAAGATCTCTTCGCCTGATACAAGTCTAAATACTTTTACGTTCATGTGAATCCTTTTGTTAATGAGAACTATACTACTTATTCTACTTTTAGCAAGCATTAATACTATGAAATCTTTCAAAGAATACCTAATAGAAAATCAACAAATAAAATGCGATGTAAACGGTATCTGCAAAATTATCAGAGAATATGAATCTGCAGGCAATGAAGAAAAAATATTGGGTGTCTATAAAGACAGCAAAGGTTTGGATACCATAGGACATGGTCATTTAATTACAAAAAATTCTCCAGCAATTATTGGCAAAGCAATCAAAGACCCCAATCGTGTTAGTAGAATTTTGGCAAGCCAAGACAGAATGACTCCAGAAGAAGCAGAAAGTTTGCTGAGAATAGATGTCGAATCAAGATTGCCAACTGTTAAAAAATTAGCACCTGATTTTGAAAATTATTCACAAGAACTGCAAGCAGAACTTGCTTCCGAAACATTCAGAGGAATGACAGGCAAATCTCCAAAAGCAATGCAACATCTTCGTGCAGGAAAATTTGAAGAGGCTGCACAAGAATATTTGAATGCTAAAGATTACAGAGAATCTGTTCGTGATGAAACTGGAATTGCAAAAAGAATGAAAAATCTATCTGATGCAATTAGAATGGAAGGTCAGCGTAGAGCAAAAAGTCAGGCTGCTTCAAAGCAAACCACTCAGGCACCTCGCAGTTCTTCCACTTCGCAAACCGCGCCTTCTCGTTGATGTAATAATTGCGATAAGCAATCACGGCATCTAAATTTCGATACTGATCTGGCATTGCTTGGGCAAACGGAGTAAGTTTGCCCTTGGTGATGTTGGTAGGAGGATCATAAAGTTCATCCATCAACATCTTTTCCATGACATGCACTTTGCCATAACGACGAGTGTACTCTTTGCAAAGACTATATGCATGTTTCCAAAGCCAAAGATAATTGGCACGGGTTTCTCTAGTCCAAATTGTGCAAGGATGATTAATCATCGTACAACGACAAATATTTGTGTTGCCGTTGCTGAATGTTTTATATTCCTTCTTCTTGCCTTTGCTCATAACTGGCTCACCGTCAAGAACATGGTGAGCAGTTGAGAGCAACTGACAAGATTCTAAAACCATTTTAACGACATGAGCATTACATAACATTTTTGCAGCAGTCACGGCATCATTATCGACTATAAAAATATTCATATTTCGTTAGTTTCAAAAATATTGTTTGTGGTGCGATTAACTTTGATTAGTTTACCATTGGAATACAGAGAAGGCAAGTCAAAAGCGCCAACATAAGAACAAGCCGAGCGAATACCACCAAAAATTTCTTGTACCGTATTGCGTACAGATCCACGATATGGGACCTCCACTGTGCGTCCTTCGGATGCACGATAATAGGAAAGCCCACCGCTGTATTTTTCATTCGCAGTTCGACTGCTCATTCCATAATGCAACATTGTGAGCTCTCCATGCTCCTTGTGTCGAATCTCTCCACCACACTCGTCATGGCCAGTAAACATGCCACCAGCCATGACGAAAGCCGAACCAGCGACAAATGCCTTTGCAAAGTCACCGGGATAATTTATTCCACCGTCAGCAACGATCCCAATACCTAATTGATCGGCTGTTTCCACACACTCTAGCACTGCGGAGAGTTGGGGATATCCCACCCCTGCCACTCGCCGGGTCAGACACATCGACCCCGAGCCGATTCCCACTTTTACGAGGTCTGCGCCAGCCGTTGACAACGCCTCTACCCCCTCTGGGGTCACAACATTCCCTGCAATCAATATTGACTTGGGCCATTTTTCTCTAACCTTTCTTGTAAAGTTATGAAACTCCGTCATGTAACCATTTGCCACATCAAGGCAAATGAAAGTCGGGTCATGAATCTCGGAAGTATCAACGAACAGTTTGCTGTCGGAATCCAATCCAAGAGTCAAAGAAACATATGGTTCTTTTTCAGGATGCATATTCACAAAAGCAGAATAATAATTTCCACCTTTGCGAAGACATGTCACAATCTTGTATTCGGAAAGAACCTCTGCCATCTTGTGAGTTCCAACCGTTGACATGTTTGCTGCCATGATTGGAATGCCTTTCCAAGAAGATCCACACTTGAATGTGGTCTCCACTTCAAGATTCACTTCTTTGCGAGACTTAACATCCGAAAGCGATGGCATGATAAGCACATCGGAGTAATCCAATTTGGGTTCGTAGTTGACAATCATTTTTCAAAATATATCACTCAAAACACATATGTCAATTATTTGTCGTGGTTTTCGATTCTCATTATTGCGTCCCGAAGATTCAACATCTTCTGTGCTAGTTCTTTGGACGTAATCTTGCCCCGAAGATAATCTTCATATTTCGAAAGAATGATCTTCGATTCTCTGAAGAGAACAGCATGAAGGTGAGTAATGCTTTGGGAATCATCGGTTGGCACAAAACTATTTATTCCAAACCGATTGTGTCATCTCTGACAAACTTTATAACACGATCCATGTAGAACGATCTCCACCCCTGCTTGTTGATGTCCCACACAACAATACGATCACCTTTCAGAGGGCTGAAAAAATTCAAGCGTGTTTGATACTCGCTGGTAGGAATATAGGACCGTTCCAATGTCCCCGTTATTCTTCCAACAGATCCGTTCACTTTCATGAATATGACGGTACATATACCAGACAGTGCTTCCATGATCACTTCTTGTGTAGAAATGTGGTCGCTTTTATAAGATTGGTTTTCTGTCACTACCGTTACGTCCATTACGTAATCTATTGATGGGTCATAAACTGCAGAAGATTGACCAATTCTGTGCATCTGCATGTAATTGTCATAAGAACCATAATTTTGAAGAATGAACTGGGAATAAATTTTATCCTGAGTATTCAACCTGTCATAATTCTGCTGCTGTATGCTTGATCCAGTATAGTCACCACCGAAGGACTTTGCGAACCCTTCTGACTGAAATTGTTGATCTAAATTTTTATTTTCTTCAGCCATTAGAACTTAATGAGAAACATGTCTTTTTTTGTTTCCATCTCAACATATTTAAGTTCAGCACTTCTGGCTTCTTCCATGAACTTTTGAAAAAGAAAAGCCGGAATCCTCACATAGACCGTAGCAAAAGGAAATTTTTTGTCTTCCATGACTGAAAGAACAAGTTCTTGCATCTGTGATTTAACGTCTTTTGAGGTTCCCGTGACTACGTAACTGATTCCGTAAATATTTTGAAAACGATGAACCATTCTACATTATTTATTTCAGTGAAATCTGTGTTCTTGTGGCTTGAAATCCTGAAGCAGGGCACCCCTTGCATCTGTCTTGGGGGTCACTTGCTGTGGTGCCATGGGCACTTGTTTCTCTGGATCCAAGAACTGTAGGGGAGATGGACGGTTCTTGTGTTTTTGATGAACTGCACGAATTGTGTCTTCTAAAGATTTACCATTCATGAAAATATTTATAAATAATTTCATGGATTATCTGTCACAATTCTACAAAAATCAAGCAGAAGCATTGCAAGAAAGAATCTCTCACCTAGAAAAACTTATTGCAGAACAGAAAATTGCTTCCGGTGAAACAACCTTGGACCCAGATTTTCTTGAAAAGAAACAACGCAAGGATCGTCAAACAGAACAAAGAATTGAAAAGCCAACTGAAAAGATTGAAAAGAAGGCAGAAGAAACTTTAGAACAGGATATTAAAACAGTATGAACTACCTAACAAACTATTACAAGAATCTTTGCGAACAACTACAAGAAAGAATTGATCTTCTTGAGGCTGGTCTTAAAACAGCCTTACGAACAAAAGATCAAGCCCTTCTTCGAAAAGAACAACTAAAAGCACAAGCCAGAGAAGAACGAGGTTTGGAAGCCGTAGAAGCAGCGGGAAGAAGAACTTCCGAAGCAGTGCAAACTTATGGCGCATCAAGCAATGAGGCTGCTCTAGCATACGACCAACAAAATAGAGCAGACACATCAAGATTACAAGTAATTGCAAATCTCACAGACATAGAAAGAAAAATGGAAGAGCCATCTTCGGCAGCTGAAAGAGTTTGGAGCAACAAAAAGCCTTTGGCCCAGATGACTGACGAGGAAGCCTACCGTCATGGCAAAGACATGGCCAGAGTTCAATCGGTAACACCTCATCCAGACATGTTCAAGAATCCACACTTCCATAAAGGATTCCAAGATGCATTGTCTTTGACTTCTTCAAGAACCACAACTGGGTCACAACAATACTGAAAAATTGAATTTCTCAAAGAAGAAACGGGTTCCCCAGAAGGGACCCGTTTTTCGTTGGGCTCCGAGACCCTTTCTCTCCTAAGAACGCCTCATAAGCGATCCTAGAACGATAGAAAGGGTTTTAAATATCAACCCTTGATCAGATTGACGACCAAAATCACGACGCAGAGGCCGAGAGTGATCCAAGGGAGTGTGAGATACTTCTTCTTAAAATTTTGAATTTTTTGTAGCATAAGTTTCCTTTTGAGTATTTAGGGATAGGGATGTGAGAGGGGACCCAAAAAGGGACCCATATGGGACCCAGATTTTCTGGGACTCCGGACAGGACTCCGAGGGGGGCCCATTTTTTGCTTTTTTAAAATTTGAAGGTACACTTCAATAGAATGGAAACACTTTACTTCCAATGCACAAAATGCAAACAAATTTTGCCTTCAGATTGTTTTCACAAAAACAAAAACCACTTAACTGGTTTTCACCACTATTGCAAAAATTGCAGAAAAATTCATCATCAAATTTTTTATGATAAAATTAAAAATGATGAAGATTATAAAAAAACACATCGTGAAAGCACCAAAAAATCTTATTTAAAGAATAAAGAAAAACGGCGTGAATATCATAAAAAGTATAGAAAAAAGAAACTAGAAGATCCAACATACCAAGCACAACAAAGACAATACCGAAGTGAATATTCAAAGAACAAATACCAAACAGATGTACAGTACAAACTAGCCAATCGATACAGAAAAAGATTCAAAAAAGCTCTGAAACAAAATTACAAAAAGGGAAAGACACTTGACTATCTTGGTTGTTCTTTGAAAGAATACAAGGAATATATGGAATCAAAATTTCAAGAAGGAATGTCTTGGGACAATCATGGATTTACTGGATGGCATATAGATCATATAATTCCCTGTTGTCAATTTGATCTTACAAATGAGGAAGAAATAAAGAAATGTTTTCACTATACCAATCTTCAACCGTTGTGGGCTGAAGATAATCTACGAAAGAACAAAATCAGAATACAATAAGGGAACCCAGTATTTTAAGAAATTTTAAGTGAACCTTTTTACTCTGTTTGGGGCCCAAAAATTTTTTAAGGCCATTGTGTATTCAAAAATTTTTAAGAATTTCCTATAATGTGGGACAGGGTGTTCAAAATTATTTGAGAATATTTGAGAGAATTGGAGAGGGTGGGAGCTAGCCCAACGATTCTTTAAGTTTTCAAAGGGGACCCATTTTCACTGTTATGGACCTTGACAAAAATATTTCTACTATTTTCTCAAAAATTTCTCCCACTCATCTTGACACACCCCCTCCCCCATGGTATAATGAGGGTAGCGTGCCTAGCTCTACTCCGGTACTAAAGTTGACACATCGATGTCGGTGTGGTATACTACGGCTAGCTGCATTCCCCCTCTCCCTGGCTGTTCAGCTACCTGTATTCTACCACAAACTTTGAGCTCTGTCAACTTGAGTGCCAGCGCCTTGGTGGTGGTGGCATTCTTCAATTCTACCACAAACTTCGTAGCTTGTCAAGTCGAATACCAGAAATTTATGAATATTAAGTTTGTGAGAATGACCTGGCAGCTCTTGACAAATGCACAAGCCCCTGCCGGTTGCAGCAGGGGCCTGGAGGGTTGAGTTGGTGGGGGCTACTTGACCTTTACGATCCTCCCGTCCCGCACCTCAACCTGCGCGTACCAGCGGTGCGGCTGCGGGTAGTGGGGGCCTTCGACGCACGCCGAGCCATCCCTCACGCTGCCGTCCCCGAACATATCGTTCGGCTGGAAGACCGTCACGGTCGCGCCCGATGCAACGGCCTCCTTGAGCGCCTTCTTGGTCTTGAAGTTGGTGGTGGTGTAGGCCACGGGTGTCTCCTGCCCCGTCTGGGGCTGTTAGGGTGATGGGGGCATCTTACCACTTCCGGGCAGATGCGTCAATCCATGCGGTCACCAGTCCTCACCGGGGGCTTCCATGGCGCGCTCGTAGGCGAGCCAGTTTGCCTCCTCAGCCTCGCAATCTTGGCAGAGGCCGTTCCTGAGTACTACGGCTTCGCCGTTGATGACTTCGCCCTTCCTGCGCTCGCAACGCGCGCAGAAAGGCGTGGGGGAGAGAGCGTTTGTGTGGGTGTTGCACATACGGGCATTCTAACCGATCCCCGCCGATGCGTCAACTCATGCCCATGCGTCCGGTGCCTGGGCCTGGTGCTGGCCGGTCGCAGAAACTTTGCAAACTTTCGCCCAAGTGGGTTGCAGCATCTCCGACGATGCTGTAAGATGCACGCATCCTCTTACCGCCCCAACGGGGCAAAGGCACTAGTAATGAGCGACCTGCACCGCACCCTCCGTACCCGCCTCGCGGGTGGCACCGTCCAGTTCACCTTCCGCAAGATCGACGGCACGACGCGCCCCGCGACGGGCACCACCGTCCTTGACCTGATCCCGGCGGATCACCGCCCGAAGGGGGTCGCCAAGCCCCGCACCGAGGAAATCGTGACCTACTACGACTTGGAGCGGATGGCGTGGCGCTCCTGCCGCAGCGCGGAGGTCATCAGCATCGATGACTGACGCAGGGTGACGGGGGCCGGGACAATCCCGGCCCCCCAAGTCCCTTGACTCATCCTTCCCGATCTGATACACTCCCCGTAACACCCAACCGCCCCGATGGGGCAAAGGCAACAGCCATGAAGACCCTGACGCACCTCTTCAACCTGAATGTATACTACGCCGAGCGCCGCATCCCGGAGGATGAGCTAACCGTGGACCTCTACGCCGAGCGCGACTTGAAGACGGGAGTGCGCCGCTCCGATATCGGGTTCACTTTCGACGCGCAGTACGCGGTGGCGAGCGATTCGCCTGAATTGGGTGTCGAATCGCTGACCGGGGTTCCCGGCACGCTGACCGGAGAGGTGAGCATCGACTGGGAGGAAAGCGAGTCCGGGGAGCTGATCGGTTGGAGCGAGTTCCGCATCCTCTACCCGATTGAGTTCAGCGTGGACAACTTCTGTAACGGAGATGTGACGGTGAAGCGTTCCGAGAGACAACTGCCCGAGAGCGTGATCGGGATGCTGAACGACATGATCGGGCAGGGCATCGTGGCCTGCATTGAGAAGGGAGCTGCGCTAGCGACCTGACCCCCGGCGGACGGGATGGGGGCCGGCAGATCCGGGCCCCCATCCCTCCAAGTCGCTTGACACATCCCGCCTCTAACGGTATACTACACCCATGACCATCACCCCCGCCGACAACCCCTGCAACTGCCGCGCCTGCGGCGCTCTGATCCTCTCCGAGGTCGCTGACCTCTGCCCGGACTGCGAGGCCGATATGGACGGCTACTACGCGGAACGCGAGGCCGCTGACCGCGAGGACTGGATCCGCGACCTTGAGATGACCGAGGACAACTACATCCGCGAGAACTACGAAACTCCCATGAGCTAAACGATTGGCTGGCCTGTGCGGGATGGGGTACAATGTGCCCTAGTCCGTGTGGACTGAAATCCGCATAGCCCAGTCAGCAACCGAAGAGGATTTCGATCCCTGCCCCGATTCGTTCGGGGCTAGGTTGTTTCAGGGGCCGGCAGAAAGAAATTAGAAATATCGTGCAAGTGGGTTGACGCATCCCAAACTTTGAGGTAGAATCCCGCCATGGACAAGAACACCGCCGAACGCCTGCTCCGCATCGTCCGCAGCCTGCAGATTCATGTCAACA